TGGCTGGGGTCAGGGTGGGGACAAAGCGCGGGGCGGGAAAACGAGCCGCGTAGGCCCGTTTTCCCTATGGCGGAGGCGGTGAGATTCGAACTCACGGACGGTTGCCCGTCGCCGGTTTTCAAGTCAGGTGCCCCCGTGGGTCGCATGTAGGCTTTCCCTCTCAGCGCCGGCCCGGATCACCCCCGAATTGTCCCCGCCTGGGGTCAGGCTGGGGACAAGCTGAATCCAGAATACCAGCGTCACCGCGCGGCGTTCAGCTTGTCGTTCAGCTCCTTCATCACCTTCGTCTTCTTCACCTGCTGGTCGCGCACTTTCTCGGCCAGCTCGTCGGCGTCGATCCTGTTGGTCTGATGCTGGCGCTTCAGGCCGGTAATCACGCGGTCGATCTCCATGATCTCGGACTGGGCCTTGCGCTGGAGATTCAGACGCAGCACGTCGGCCGGGTAGCTGCCGACCTTGATGCCGAACGATGAGGCGACCGCCTGGGCGACCGACTGCTCGCGGCCAAAGGCATCGGTCTTTCCTTGCGCCGAATCGAACGTCGCTGTCGTCGCGTAGGTGCCGGGCAAACCCAGCAGGTTCGGCGCGAAGGCTTTGTAGAGGTAGTCGATCACCTTGCCGGCCTTCTCGGTCGCCGTGTCGGTCTCGAGCGTGATTGCCTTGCCGGTGAACATCGAGCGGTTGACCACCAGCTCGGCAATCAGCGCCAGCGGGCCGCCCGGTTGCAGGCCAGGCAGCACCGGGATTGCCGAGTGCCCCTGCCCCACGTCCAGCACGTCGCCCACCGGGATGAACCGGCGGATGTCCAGGTACACCGGCGAGCCGTTGGCGTCGTTCCACGGCATCCGGATCAGCTTCGGCACCATGCCCCAAATCCGACCGGCCTTCTCCTCCGGCAGCAGTGCGCGCTCGTCGTCGCCCCCGCCGGCCAGCAGCCCGCCCAGGGCGTTGAGCGCGCCAGCCACGGCCATCAGCTTAAAGACCTTGTGCGGCTTGTTGCCCAGCGTGTGCAGGAACATCGGCACGGCCCGGTACGTGAAGGCGATGAACGGCCAACCCGTCTGGCGCATCGCCTGAATCCACGGCGCGTTGACGTGGTAGTCCAGGAACGACTTGCGCGACACCTTGCCGGCCTCCAGGTCGTTGCGGCCCTCCTCCTTCGCTTTCAGCCACGCCGCCAGCCGGAACACGTCGTCCTCGGATTGATACAGGTCGATCATCGAGGTCGCCTCGTTGACCACCACCTTGCCAGGCTTCGACCCCTTGAACGCTTCCCAGGCCGACGGGAAGCGCAGCATCAGCGCGTGCTGGAGCGCGGACATCACGCCCACCTGAGCCTGCACCGACTGGCCGGCGCTGACCGCCAGCTCGGCCTCCAGCGACGCCAGCAGCGGATCGAGCTGGTCGCGCGAGATCTCTTGCGTCGCCCAGGCGCCGATGTCGCCGCCGCTGTCCTTGTAGCGGTTGACGATCGCTTGCGCGGCATCACGGTCGGCAATGCCCGCCCGGCCGGCTGCGCGGCCCGCCGCGGCCAGCACGCCCGCGCCCTTGCCCTCGTTGGCCGCCAGCAGGATCCGCAGCGCCTTCGCAATGTGCGTCGCACCTACGTCGTGCCAATCCGCCATCACGAAGTTGCTCATGACGTTGTTCATGTGGACGGCCGGCGACAGCGCGGTCTTGGAAGTCTTCCAGGCGCTCAGGATCTTCGAGTACGTCTCGCCCAGCGGCTTGAATTGCCCGTTGACGACCTGGCGCAGATCGTTCCAGATCGGCCCCGGCAGGTAGCGGCCCGCCAGCTTGCCGTACTTGGGCACCGACGTACCGGGGATCTTGGTGTCGGGCACCTTGACCCACTCGTCGGGCTTGAACGTGTCGCGGTAACGCTCGGACGCCTCGACCACGGTGCCGGGGATCGACTGGCCCTCCAGCTTCGCCTGCGTGCGCGCCAGCCAGTCCAGATAGCGGCCGACTTCGACATCGTGAATCATGCCGTGCAGCGTGCGGGCGATCGCAAAGCGCGCCTCGTCGATCTCGCCCATCGACTCGCGCTCGTCCTTCGTGTAGTCGCGCCACAGGATGACGTTCTCACCCTTCACGTCGCGCACCTCGAAGGTGCCGGCCTGCGCCCACTCCGTCCGATACTTCGCGGGCATGTTGGCAACATCAGCCGCCGGCCAGTACGCCACTTCCAGCAGCTTGCCCTGCGGGCGCTGCGACTGCACGCCAGGCAGGGGCGCCGTACCGGCGCCGGTGGCGGCGCGCCGCTCCAACCGCACGAACTTCTCGCCTTTCAGCGCGGTGTCGGCCTTGCCGGCGACCAGCTTGCGGTTCCACCACGCCGGCGCGATCGCGCGCATCTGCTTCATCGCTGCCGACTCGCTGATGCCGCGGCCCCGGTACTGATCGCCCAGGATCGAGATCACGCGCTGGCGCTTTGCCTTCTCGCCCGCCGTCTGCTCCAGCACATGCTTTGCGTAGCTGCGACGCAGGTAGGCAAATCGGTTGCGCTTGAACGTGTCCGGGTCGAGCTGGCCGAGTGCCACCGCTTCTTGCGAGAGCTGGTCGATCATCTTCTGAACGTCTTGCAGCACCTTCACCGATTCCTCGGGAAGCCCCTGCATCATCGACACGTAGGCGCTCGGATCCTCGTCGCCGGTCATGTTCATCCACTCGTAGGCCACGCGGCTTTCGGCGCGCGTCAGGGTGGACAGCTTCTCGACCAACTGGCCGGCCTTCCGGAGCTGCACGCGCTGACGGCCCTGGAGCATCGCGCGCTGGTCGATCACCGCCTCGGGCACGCCGTAGTCGGAGATCACGCCGGCCTTCACCTGCTCGGGCGTGTACCGATCCAGCAGGTAGCCCGCACGCCGGTAGATCGCGCCCGTCAGGCGGTCGATTCCGGTCACGCGCGCCAGGCCGCGCGCCATCGCGTCCAGCGGCGCCCGGCTGCCGGCCGGACGGCTGATGATCTCGTCGGCGCGCTCGGCCGCGGTCTTCCGTGCCGGTGCGGCCGGCGCCCGGCTCATGCGGATGTCGGGGTTCGTCGGGTCGAACGTGCCGTCGTTACCGATGGCCGACTTGATCTGCTCGGGGCGCAGCGGCAGGTACATATCGGACTGAATATCGCGGTCGCCCATGTCCCGGATGATTAGGCCGTCCTTGCCTTGCGCTCGCGCTCGCTTGACAAACACTTCAACAAAGTCGCGCGGCAACAGATTTCGGTCATCCTGCTCGCCGTCCGGGTGCGCCTTGTCCCACTCCGCATCGAGATCGTCCTGCGATATTTCCAGCGGGTTCTCGATCCTCAGATAGACGGTCTTGATGTTGGCGCCGAAGCTGCCGGCGTGCTGCTCGTTCGGCGTGAACCAATGCGCACCGTCTTTGGCCTTGTCAAGGCTGAAGGCGTTGAAGGTCGCACCAGTGCCGTGATAGACCACCAGCGGCTTGCCCTCGGCATCGACCACCTTGCTGTCACCGAACCACTTGCGGAACGCCTCGGACGATACGGCCGGTGCGCGAGAGAACATCGGCCGATCGGCAACATCCCCCTTGTAGTGCTTGCCAATCCAGGCCAGAAGGTGCTGATACGTCTTTGCGGGCCGCAGTCCCGGCTTGAGTCCGCGGCCAGTCAACAGCTTCTGCAATCCAGCTTCGATCGTTGCCAGTCCGCGATAGTTGCTGTTGACAGCAGATCCGAATCCGGGTACATTTGCGTTGTCGGAGATCGGGAAAGTAGCTGAAACGGCATTGAGCCGGGAGGCGTTGAGAGTCCCCAAGGCTGGCACGGAACCCCGCCCCTTAAAGGCGGGGTTTGCGTTTTCAGGGTTTGGTCGTCCCGTAACTGACTCACCGATCTGCGCCTGGTCGATGTAGTGCGTCACGCGATCCGGGGTTTTCCCGTTGATCCAGTCTGCGATTTGAGCGCCCCTGCGCGCATAGATCGACTTTGCCATGACGACGGGCGTTTCCAGTCCGTTGACCAACGCGCGAGCATTCACGTCTACGAAAACAACAATCGGCCCACTGGGCGTCAGGATGTTGGTGACGATCATCAGGTTGCCCTGCTGAGACGTATCTTCGATAACCGCAGCCGGGCGATACATGGCACGCGCCAATTCCTCGCCAGAGACGCCGGCCAAATCCCCGTAGTGCTTGCCCGCGTCCTCTGACACGCGGGTTCCTGGTGGCGCAACGATCTTGTTCAACAGTTGCGGCTCGATCATCATTGGGCGCGGGTTCCCCATCGAAGCGCTGGCCACCATGCTCAGGACATGAGGCGACCGCCCAAGCACGACACGCTGGCCCGCTCGCTTTGCATCCATAGCCGACTGCAACTGTGCGCCAGCCTCCGCAATCGCCGCGTCCAGCTCGCTCTGCGCCGACACCAGCGGCAGCCCGAAATTGCGCGACAGCAGCGACTCGGCCGGGTTCTTCTTGCGCCACAGCGCCGCCAGCTTCTCGAACAGCGGGTAGTCCTTCGCCAGCAGATCCTCGATGTCCTTGAACCCGCGGGCGCGCGCCTCGGACTGCAACCAACGCTCTTGCTTGTCGATGTCATCGGCCAGCGTTGTTGACAGTCGAATGTCGCTCGGCACGCTGGCCGGGCGGCCCGCGCGCTGACCGGCCACGTAGTCCCGCGCAGCGCGCACCAGCTCCGCGACGAACAGATCCGCGCGCTCGATGTCGCTCAGCGAGCCATCCAGCCAATCGGTCAGCTTCTGCGCCATGCGCGTGAAACCGTGGTCGGCCAGCCAGTCGCGCGCCATCACGACCACCTGGCGCCAGCCTGCCAGCTTCGCAAGCTCGGCGCTTGGGATGTCCACGATCGCCTCCTCCACCGCTTCGGCGCGCGACAGCTTGCCGCGCCGCTGGAGGTCGGACACCGCCGCGCGAACCTTCGGGTTCTGCGCGTAGATCAAATTCATCGCGGTGCCCAGCTTGTCGCCCAGCACCGCGCGCAGGCCGACGTGCGCGGCCTCATGCTCGGCCAGCACATGCTCGGCGCGCAGCGCGTCGGACAGGCCAGAGGCGAACAGGTACAGCTCGCCGTTGTGCATTGCGCCCTCGACATCGCCCCAGGCGTCTTGCCGGATGATGTATTCGCGCAGCGCCTTCGGTGCCTTGCCGGGATCGGCCAGCACATGCACGCGCGGCATGTTCGGCATCTTCGCCGCCACCCGGTCGCGCACCGCTTGCAGCGCCTTGATGTCCATGCCGCCGGCCGACGGCGCGGTGCCGCGCGACAGCACCGGGCCTTGACCAAGGTGCAGCCCGCTCTCGGCGGCCGACTTGCCGGTCTTGACGTTGATCGCGTCCAGCGTGCGCACGTCCAGCTTGTTCAGCGCGGCTGCGATGTTCTGCTCGACGGGCGCATCCATCTCGCCGGCGTGAACGATGATCGCCGCCCCCGCGTTGCTTTCACTGACCGCGCGATACAGCGCGGCCAGGCCGCCGGTGTTGCGCAGCCGGCCCAGGGTGTTCGTCGGCAACGGCACCCACGCCGCCGGAACATTTTGCGCGTCCAGCAGCATCAGCCCCGGCGCTTTGGCGCCGTCATACATCGTCTTGGCGGTTTTCTTGGCGGTCTGCGGGCTGCTGATCTGCGAGCCGAGCCGGGCGGCATCGTCGCGGTTGTCTTCCAGGTTGCGCTCGATGACGGGCACGGTCGCGCCCGCGGCATCGGGCGCCTTCACACCCCCCGATACCCGATCCCCATTTGAAAAGGCGGCCTCGTAGCGACGTCCAGCAACAACCAGGATCCCCATCGGCTCGATGCCGCTGCCGTTAAACACGTCGGCCATCGCCTGGTAAAGCATCTCGTCGGCACGCGACAACACGGCCAGGCCCGACGGGTGATTGTGGCTGAACCAGATCTTCGCGGCGCCCGGCACACGAATCGCCTCGCCCATCACGGTGGCCGGATAGACGGACGTTTGCGTCAGCGCGCCCCGGAAGCCGCCGACGACGGCCAGCGGCTTGCCGTCTTTGTCGGTGACGATCGCGTCGAAGCGCTCGACCGCGGACTTGTACAGGTACGCGGTCGCCTGGGCCGCGTCCTCGGCATTCAGGATCCGGGGGGCGCCGAGTTTTCGGTCGCTGACTTTTCCGACGACGGTTCGGACGTAGTAGTCGCCGGCTGGGGCTTGCGTATCGCCAAGTACGGCGGGCGCGGGCTGAACGTCCCGGTTTCCGGCGGCACCAGGTCGCTTTGCGCGTGCAAGCTCGACGGGCGGGGCTTGTACCGGGTTGCCGAAAAGGTCGTTTTCATACCCCGCATTGTAGGCGGCGCCCGGCTCGGCCGCCACCATCCCGCGCCGCGACAGCCGGATTTCCGGCTTGCCTCCCTCGATCGCCGTCCAGTCGTCAGGCGTTCCGCCGTTGGTCTTCACCGCGCGCTCGATCGCATCGGCCGCGCTGGTCGCCTTCACCGTATGGCCGGTGCGAGTGTCCTTGCGCTCGACCCAGAAGTCGCGCTCCTTCGAGTCGGCCTCGATCGCCGCCTCCAGCTCGGTCGCCTCCTTGCGCTTGTCGGCCAGCATCCCCGCCATCGGGAATACCGCCTCCAGGCGCGTTGCCACGGCATCCATCTGCGCGCGTGACTCGACCATCCGCTCGCGCATCCGCGCCGGCTGGCGCCCCACGTCGGCCACGGCATTTTGCGCACGCATCGCCAGGCCCATCGCGCTGAACAGATCCGTCTCGGTGGACAGCACCAGCGTTGCCGGGCTAGGCACATCCAGCACAATGCGCCCGCTGTACGTGCCGGCCACGTTCTCACCAATGAAGTAGACCGGGAACCCCGAAATCTCTCCGACCTTGGTCTTCTTCGTCTCGACTTTCGCGGTCAGGTCTTTCAGCGCGGCGATCAACGACTCGCCCCACTTCGCGCGCTCGTCGAACGACCGCCCCATCGCCTTCGCGCGGAACTTGTCTCCGGACAGATCGACCACCTTCTCGGCCGCCTGCACCGCCTCAGGCAGTCGCCGCTCGGTGGACTCCACCACCATCTGCGCCATCTGATACTGCTGGCGAAAGCGCGCGCGCTGATCTTCGTGCGCCTGGTACAACCGGTTCAGCTTGTCGATCTCGGCGCGCACGCCCGCCAGTTGCAAGATGCGCGGATCCTCGGCCACCAGGCCGGCGGCGATGTCGAACTGGCTTTGACTGTCCAGATCCTCGATCTCGCGCAGGTTGTCGTCGCCACTCATCGCCTGGTCGATGAAATACTGCTTCGTGGCGAGCATCTTCCACATGTTTTCGTCGTAGGTGCCCTTGGTCGCGTAGGCAAAGATCTGCACCAGCAGGTTCTTGTTGCCCTGCCGCACGATGCGGCCCTCGCGCTGCTCCAGATCCGCCGGGAACCAGGGGCTATCCAGGTGGAACAGCGCTTTCAGGCGTTGCTGCGCGTTGACGCCGGTGCCCATGTTCTTCGAGCTGCCAATCAGGATCCGCACGCGGCCCGCGTTGACATCCTTGAACAGCTTGAGCTTGTCGGCCGACTTCTTGTAGTCCGACATGAAAGCCACCTGATCGGCCGGCACGCCCGCATCGCGCAGGCGCTTGGTGAACCAGGCGCGCGCGTTGAACCCCCGGCTTTCCGTAACACCGGCACCGAACCCCAGGTCGGAGAAGACCATCATGGCCGCGCCTTTGTTCGGCTCAATGTCGCCAGAACCCTTGATCTTCTTGCCGTCCGGCCCCTTCTTATCCGGCCCACGGAACTCCATGTCCGCCGTCTCTTTGAAGACGCGGATCACGTCGTCGATCATCTTGTTCAGCTTCGAGTCCGGGTCGCGTTCGGCCTTCGGATCCACGAACCGCATGTCGATCGCGGCCAGTCGGCCGTCGCCAATGATGCGGATCATCGGGTCGGGATTGTTTGGCTGATCCTTGCTCGGCTTCCATGCCTTCGAGATCTTCACGCGCTGGGCCAGCTCGCGCTGGTAGACCTTGTACTCATCGGTCTTCGGCGTCACGATCATCTGGCGCTGGCCGCCCTCGACCTTCGGCCGCGCGTCGCCCAGCAGCGCGGCCAGGTTGTCGGCTGTCAGCACGTCGGCAAAGTCGCGGAAGGACTGAATCAGCTCCGGCACGTTGACGAACTTCGAGAACCGCGTCACCGGCTCGTACTTGCCGGCGGCGTTTGGCTCCAGCTCGGTGCGCTCGCGGCCGAACATCGCCGCCCAGGAGTCAAAGTCGCTGATGTTCCGGTCTTCGAGGGTCTGCGGCGCCATGAACTTCTGCACCGTATACAGCTCGGCCAGCGTGTTCGTGACCGGCGTGCCGCTGGCCATCACCAGCGATCGGCCCGGCTTCTTCTCGTCCAGGTAGCGCGCCTTCATCCACAGATCGAACGACATCGCCGATCCGGCCGGCGACAGTCCCTTGACCTGGCGCGTGGTGATGAAATCCAGCTTGCGGTAAGCGTGCGCCTCATCAACGTACAGGAAATCGACGCCCAGCTCGTCGAATCGCACGTTGCGATCCTTGCCCTCCGAGGACATGGCCTCCTCCAGCTTTTGCTCCATGTTCTCGATCTGCTTCTCGATCTGCTTGATGCGCGGCGACTTGCGACCGCCCTTGCCGTCCGCCTCCTCGGCCTGCTCCAGCGAGGCGCGCATCACCTCCAGTTGTTGCTCGATCGCCCCGCGCTTGAACGCCGGATCCAGGTCGAGCAGCTTGAACGCGCTGTGCGTGATGACCACGCCATCCAGGTCGGACAGCGCCACGCGCGAGACAAAGCGGCGGCGGTTGTCGGTGTGGAAGTTGTTTTCGTCGGCCACCATCAGGCGCGCGGCCGGGTAAAGCATCTGCCACTCATGCGCGAATTGCTGAAGCATGTGGTTCGGCACGACCACCATCGGCTTCTTAATCAAGCCCAGCCGCTTCTGCTCCATCGCGCTGATGACCATCTGGAACGTCTTGCCCGATCCGACGGCGTGCGCCAGGTAGGTGTTGCCCTTCTGGATGATCCGCCAGGCGCCGCGCTTGACGTGCGGGAACACGTCAAACGTCTTGGACGTGCCGGGCAGCGTCAGGTGCCGACCGTCGAACGACCGCGGAACCGTGGTGTTGAACTGATCGTTGAACAGCTTGACCAGCTTGTCGGTGCGCTCGGGGTTCTCCCACACCCACGCCTTGAACCGCTCTTTGATCGCTTCCAGTTTCAGGTTGGCCGCCTCGATCGCGGCCGTGGCCGTGATCGTCTTGCCGTCGCTCGTCTTCTCGGTAATCTGGATCGGCCGGCCCGTCAGACCATGCTCCAGCAGCTCCGTGATGTTGCGCCGGTTCGTGCCCCAGTCAGCCGTGGCCCGCAACGTGCTGCCGCCCGCCTGTTCGGTCACGATCCACTGCTTCGTCGCCTGATTCCACGCCACCGTCGCGCGCACGCCAGCCAGCTCGCGCACGAAGTCGGCATAGACCTCGCCGGGGATCCAGTTCATGCCCAGGCCGATGTTGATCTGCGACGGTTGCCGCGCCGCCGGCTGCACCGCCTCCAGCGCGATCACGTTGCGCTCGTAGCGCTTGTCCGACTTTGCGGACTCGCGCGCCAGGTTCAGCTTGCGCTTGACGTTGCCCGACATGTACTCGTCGGCCATCACCCAGCCGGCCTCCGGGTCGTCATAGATCGCCGTGCCCAGCTCGGCAATCGTCTCGGCCGGCGCCAGGCCCACGCGCTGCGCAATCAGGTCGATGTCCACATGACCAATGTCGTTCAGCGACGACAGCAGCGCGTCCATCGGGCTGTTGACGCGCGCATCGGCCGGCTTGCCCAGCACGCGCTCGCTCAGGAATGCGCTGGGCTTGATCTGGCCGGTGTCGTCGTTGATCTCCTCCAGTGCGGCGACCAGCGTCACGTCCGGGTCGTCTTTCAGCTTGGACAGCAGCGTGAAGTTGCGCACCATCGACTCATCGACGAACTTCTCGCCGGTGTCCGGGTCAACCTCCTGCGTCTTCTTGACCCGCAAGGTGAACTGATTGACCTGGCCATGCTTCTTGACGAACTTCTCATAGGCCGTGCCCAGCGCCGTCAGGCTGGTGCGCCAGTCCAGGTTGTTGAGCTGGTCGTAGTGCGCCTGCTTCAACGCATCGCGCAGCGGCACGAAGTCCTTAATCAGCTCCACGTCCTTCGGGTTGCGCAACTCGACGCGCTGGCCCACCCCGCCCTCGCGCACCATCAGCACGCCAGCGTCCGTGACGTAGTAGTTACCCTCCTTCTTCGCCTTCGGGTTGAAATCAATCTCGCGCACCTTCGCGGCCTCGGCGGCCGATCCGCGCGCAGCCTTGTAGATCCCCTCGGGCAGCGTGGCCACGGCGGCGGCAAAGTGCGCCTCGATGTCGCCCTTGCGCGGGATCACCGTGTATTGCGGCTCCGCGGTGGCGTGCATCTTGCCGGTGTCGGAGTGCGACCCCAGCACCATGTCCGGGTGCGCGTGGAAATACTCGTTGATCGGGAACGAGGCGCCGCCGACCGTCATCGGCACCGATTTTGCCCATGCCTGGCCGCCGTCCCACGTCTCGCCCGCGACTTTCTTGCGCAGGAAGATGACATCGGTCACGACCTCGGTGCCGGCGTTTTCCTGGAACGCCGTTTGCGGCAGCCGGATCGCGCCCACCAGGTCGGCGCGCTCGTTCAGGTAAGCGCGCGCCTTGTCGTCCAGCTTGTCCATCGTGTAGCGGCTGGTCACGTACATCACCAGGCCGCCCGGCTTCACGCGGTCGATCGACTTGGCAAAGAAGTAGTCGTGCAGGCTGAATGCCCGCTTCGCGTACTCCGGATCTCCGAGGATCTTCGTGCCCGAGAACGGCGGATTGCCGATGGCCACGTCGTAGAAGCCCTTGGGCAGCCGCGAATCGACGAACGACTCCACCAGGATCCGCTCGTCGGGCATCAACTGTTTCAGGATGCCGCCCGTCACCGAATCGAACTCGATGCCGGTGTATGCGCTGTTGGCCGCGATCGCCTCGGGCATCAACCCCTGGAAGATGCCAATGCCGGCGCCCGGCTCCAGCACCGTGCCGCCCTTGAAGCCCATGCGCTCCATCGCCGCCCACATCGCGCGCACGATCGCCCTGCTGGTGTAGTGCGCGTACTGGGTCGAGCGCGACGCCTCGGCAAACTCCTCCTTGGTCAGCGCGCCCGCCAGCCGATCGCGCAGCTCCAGGTACTTCACATCGGAGCCGGACACATTGAACTTCGAGGCAGTCAGGTCGGTCAGGTACAGATCGTCGCCGTAGCGCATCGACTTGGCCTCGATCAGCGGTTGAGCGATCGTCCAGTAGTCGTTTGCGCGGCGATCGAGGCGCGTCAAGCCCTCGGCGCGCGCCGCCAGCACGCGCTGCCATGCGCGCACCGCCGCCTCTTTCTTCTTGATTTTGTCGCCAAAGATCGAATTGGCGATCTCGGATGCGCCCCAGCCGATGAACTGCGCGAGTTTTTGCTGTTCCTCGCGCGTGGCCTGGCGGCCTTCCTTTTCGAGCGCTTTGAGCAGCTCGACGGCCTCGACGTTGGCCGTGGCTTTCTGGAGCCACGTCCCCGCGTAGGTCAGGTCATCGGGGCCGAATCGGTAGTTGCGTCCGGACTTGACGGGGATGTCTCGTCCTGCGGGAACTCCAGCATCTGCGCCAGCACCAGCTCGTTGTTCAGGCTCATTGCCGTTTTCATTCTGGCCGCGCACGCCATCGGGCCGAGCTTGTCCCAGCCCTCCCTGGTCCGCTGTTCCTGCGTCAGCGTCACCACCTGCGCGTTGATCTCGTCCGCGAGATCCGTTGCGTACTGATTCAGCTCGCCGCTTGCGCTGAGTTGCCGATACAGGGCCGGCGCCTTGTCCTTGATTGCCGCTTTGACCAGGTTGTGCGTTTGCATTTACGCCGCCTTGCTCGCTGCCTTGCGTTCCTTGGCCCGCGCCTCGCGCACCGTCCGGTTCGCCTCCCAGGCGCCGTCCTCGTTGCAGAAGTCCAGCATCTCCCGCTCGGCCGGGGTCTTCTTGGCCTTGTCCATCAGCTCGTTGGCCAGCGCCTCGATCCCCGCCTGGTACTCCATTGCCTCGGCCAGACTCATCGCGGCGAGCGCCTTGTTCCTCTCCACGGCTGACATCGCGCAGAGTTTTCGCACGTTCATTGAGTTTGCTCCTTTCGGCAACAATATTGTATCCGTTTTCGGTTTTCAGTGCAACGCCTGCGCTTGCGCTGGCGAGCATCTGCGGGGATTCTCCGCTGTTTTCAAACAGCAGCGCCTCGTCGGCAATGGCCGCGTAGCTTTCAAAGGCGGCATTGAATCCCTTGTGCGCTTGCAGCAGATGGTTGATCGGCACGTAGCGGCCCGAACCCTTGGCGCGCTTGATGGCCCGCACAATCGACACCAGCGGGTTCGTCGTCACGCCGTACAGCCGAACCTCGTAGCCCGCATCCTTCAGGGTGCGCAGCAGCTTTTCGCCCTTGCCCTGATCGCCCAGGGTCACGTCCAGCACCAGGTCAAAGCGATCCACGATCGCGCGCGACCGCACGGTTGCGGCAATGCCGGAACTTTCCTCATGCACGACCGCGGCGGCACGCGAATCGCCCGCCGCAACGATCTGTTTGTACTCTGGAATGTGCTCGACCTTGATCTCGTCGGGATCGAGGTTCACGGCGCCCGATGCGTCCATGCGCCCCTCGGCAATCAGGCGCTTTTTGATCGTGCCCTTGCCGCTCGCGCCACCGCCCCCCATGATGTAGACGATCGGCTTGCGACTCGCTGGCGCCGGCCGCAGCCCCTCGAAATGTGCGTCAACGATGCGGGCGCGCATTTGAGCACGGGTCATCGTTTCGCCGCCATAAGTCACATCCGAGTCGTCGGCCAGGTTGTTCGTTTCGCGCAGCAGCGGCGAGTCGTCCGGCAGCGTGCGCGGCCAGGGATCCGCGCCAAAGTCAGGCGCGTCCAGGTCGTGGGTCTGACCGTCGATGACGATCGTGGCGACAGCCGGCGCCTTTTCCAGCGTCCTTGCAACCACCGTCGCCCGCTTGCCGTCGGCCGCCTTCGCGGGTTGCTCCGGCACGGCGTCGAACAGCCCGCCCTGCACAGCCTGAGTCGCGACGGCCGGCGAATCGAACAGGCCGCCCTGGGCCGGCGCGTCCATCCCTTCGAGCGCCTGCATCGCCGCCTTGCGATACGTCTCGTCCGCGATCCGGTTCCAGACCTTCTTGAACTGCGGGTCGGCCTTCAGTTGATCCTTCACCCAGCGGGTTGCCCGCTTCAAGTCCGTGCCCACCATGCGGATTGCCGCGCCGAACAGCTTGACCAGCGTCGGCATCAGGTTCGGCGTGTCCTCCGGCATCAGCGCCGCGCGCGTGTTCGTGGAGGCGATCGCCGCCAGATCGGCCAGCGCGTCGTTGAAGTCCTGCGCTGCGGCGGCGCGAAGTTGCGCCAGGTCGATCACGTTGGCGCCGGGCGAGCGCTGCGTCTTCGGGAACTTGTTGACGGCATCGAGCAGGCCGCGAATCGGCGCATCAAGCCGCACGACAGACACAGGCTCGTCAGCGGCACGCGCGGCAAGCCATTGGTGGTGCCCATCGAGGATGTAACCGTCGGACGACACCAGCACGGAGCGATCGCCCGACCCGCTGTTGTTCCAGCGCGCCACCTTGGCCGGCGAGAACTCCGCTTGCGTCGGCCGCAACGTGTCGGCCGCCACCTCGGCGCGCTCGTTCGTAATACCTCGCTCGCCCAGCCAGCGCAGCAGCTCCAGCCGATCGCTCACCTTTACCTGGGGCATCTGCGCGCGCGGAATGCCCAGCGTGCCGGACGACTCCGGGAAGGCTACCCAGTCGGCATCTTCGGCGCCGCGATTGGCGGCGCGGCTGAGTCGGGTGTCTCCGGTGCTGCCTCCGGCATCGCCGCGAGCGCCATCGCCACCGCGTTGCGCACCTTCGGATTGCTGTCCACCTGGCGCAGCAGCTTGCGCACCGCCTCGATCTGCTTGTCCTGCATTGATGCCTCCTCGCGCCTGCTCAATCAGGCTCATTCTGCTGGGCGCCGGCGCGTCTCCGAACATCGACGCCTGGCTCGGGTCGCCCGATGCCGCCAGCGCCTCGTAGTACCGCTGGACGAACTCGGCCATGCGCCGCGGGCTACGAATGTTGTCCGACAGGAACGTCAGCAGCTCGCCTGCCTCGGCAGAATACTTCGGCCCGGTCAGGTCGCCCTGCGCCAGCTCGTCGGCCACGCGCCAGCCCTTGTCCTTCAATGCCGACAGCCCCTCGACCGCCGAAACGAGATCGGGCGCGATGTCAGCCTGGTGCAGCGTGCCCACGCCCATGCGCTCGCGTGCATCCGCGATCATCGGCGCCACACGCACCAGCGCCTTCGAGACGTTGCGCAGGTTGTCGTCCAGGCTCTCCGTCATCCGCCGCAGCGTCGGGGAGTCGCCGTAGGCTTTCGCCAGCACCGCGTTCTGGATCCGCCGGTAGCCCGCCGTAGACAGCTTGCCGTCGGCCTCCAGCATGTCCGACTGCTCGGTCGCCGGCAGGATCGACATGAACTGCCGAATGAAGTCGCTCGACGACGTGAAGTTGCCTTCGTCGTCCGGGTTCAGCCCCTCCAGCGTGGTCAGCCGCTTCGCATCCGACAGCGCCTGCTCGGACGGCGACATCCGCTGCACCGTCGTCACGTTGGCCTGGCGCGCAAACTCGGCGCGGTTCACCGGCGTCTGGCGCACGCGCACCAGCACCGGCTTGGCCATGCCGTCCACCGCCTCCGGCGTCAGCCCGAACTGGCTGGCATTGGCGCGCAGGAACGCCTTGTAGTCCTCGGCCTTCTGGCCGTTGGCCTGGTACACCCGTTTCAGGGCGATCGTGCGCGCGTTGCCCGACTCCACCAGGCCGTCGGCGCCCACGATCGGCGCGCCGTTGGCCGAATCCGCGGAGACGCCCAGCCGGGCAGGATCCAGCTTCGAGACGATGCCCGACACCTGGATCTCCGAGGCGGCGCGCGTGCGGTCGCGCGGTTGCAGATCCTTCGGGTAGCGCGGATCCTCGCGCAAATTCACGTCATGGGAAGTGGTCAGCTCGTCGGCGTCCATCAGCGCGTACTGACCCGCCAGGCGCGCGCCCGTCTCCGTCGAGAACGAGGCCGGCGCCCCCGGCGTCGCCTTCGGCCAGCCCGCCGTGATCGCATCGCGCTCCTGCTGGAGTGCAGTGCGCCGGCTGGCAATCTCCGCGCGCTCTTGGTCGAACATCTGGCCATAGGTGCCGGCCGGATCGTTCAGCTCGGCCAGCCGCGCGGTCAGTTGCCCCGCCTCGGTGTCGATCTCCGGCACGCGGTCGAGCGCCGTCATGTTGACCGGCGCCATCAGCTTGCGCGCGGCCTCGTCGTCGGCCCCGGCGGTCGCCATCGGCGCGGCCGGCGGTGCGGCAGCAGCCGGCGGTGCGGCAGGCGCCGTCGGCGAAATGTCCGGCGCGCTGGTCGGCGTCGGTGCAGCGCCCGGCGGCGTCGGTTGACTCAGGTCGCGCGCCCGCTCGTAGGCATACTTGCCGCCCGTCCCGCCCGCGCCCATGACGGCGCCGGCCGCGATGTTCTGCGCCAGCGTGCCGCCCACGTCGAACTTCTTGGATGGATCCGCCTGCGAAGCGGCAACGAACTGCGCCGCGTCCTCGCCCAGCCCCTGCGCGCCCTCCTCGAAGCCTTCTTCCAGCACGTTGCGGCCCACCTGCCGCAGCGTCAGCGGCTTGACGCCGGCCACCGCCTCGGCCGTCGTGTCGCCCTTGAACAGCCGGCGCGTCAGCATCGAACCGGCCATCGTGCTTGCACCGGACAGCAGCGTCGCCTGATCGGCCAGCTCGTTGGCCAGGATCTCGCGCGCCCGCGCACGATCGCCGCCGGCCTCGGCCAGCACTTCCCGGAAGCGCGGCGCCGTCTCCAGCGTCTTCTCTGGCAGGTTCATGACCTCGCGGTAGACACCCTCGCGGCCGTTGTACGACGACGAGACGCCCTCGGCCGCAGTGCCAGCCACGCTTGCGCTTCCGACCGCGCTGCGCTGGGCCTGCTGCATCGCCGCGTCGGCCGCGGCCTTCTGTGCCGCGGCGCTGCCGCCCGCTGCCGCCACGCTGGCCGCCGCCTTCTCCGCAGCCACCGCGCCCTCGCGCATCGTTGCCGATGCCGCGCCACGCGCAATGCCCAGGCCGGCGATCATGTCCGGCGCAGATCGCGCCAGCGTGTAGCCGAACCCCAGCGGGTTGTCTTTCAGCGCGCTCAGCGTCCCGACGAAGCCCTCGGCGTCCGAGATCGCTTGCTGCTGGCGCACCAGCTCCGGGTTGCGCTCGCGGTTCTCTGCCTCGATCTGCGAAATGCGCTGATTCGCGTCCAGTTGCAGCCCGAGGCCCATGCGCGCCGCCGTCGTGGCCGGGTTCAGCCAGGTGCCATCCTCGGCCGCGACGTTCTCCTTGCGCGTTGCCGCCGCCATGCGCGAGAAGTCCCGCGCGGTCTTCTGCACGTCCTCGTCGATCGGAACGATGCCGCCGGTCAGCTTGGAGACGCCGCGATTAAGCGCGGCCGCGCCGCCTTGCAGCGCCGATTCCAGATAGGCGCCCGGCGCCTGGATGAACGTGCCGATGCCGCCCTGCGCGGCCAGAATGCCCTCGCCGACCGCCTGCGATCCGGCGTGCAGCCAGTCGCCCGCCGTCGCACCGCTTGATGGCGCGGCCGGCTTTGTCGGCTTGATCGGCCGACCGGCCAGGAAGTCTTCGATTTGCGACGAGCCGGCAGACGGCAGCTTGCCGTCCAAGAAGTCTTCGAGCTTGCTCATGGCCACCCTGACCGAACGAAACGCCGGTCAGGCTGCCATGCTTGCCACGCGAGGCGGCTACTTGTAGCCCAGCTCGCGCAGCTTGGCGAGCTTCTGCTCGCGCGTCAGCTTCGGATCGTCGCGGATCGCCTTGGCGCGCGGATCGGTTTCCATCGACTGCCCGCCGCCGCCGCCCTCGCTGTTGACCTTCTCTTTCCAAGTGTCGCCGTGCAGCACGCGCATGTGCGCGTCCAGCTCCTTGTCGCCCTTCGGCATCGGCCCGGTCGTCAACTTCATGTAATCGTCGCGCGGCGACGATTGCACCTTCTGATGCGCCAGATCCAGCGCCTCGGCCATCGTCTTCGCGCGCCCGCTGCCCAGGTACAGCGCCGCCTTGCGCTCCAGCGGATCCATCTGGCTGCCCTTGGCACCCAGCGCGAAGGTAGACAATTTTTTGCGCGCCGCCGCCTCGGCCTGCGCGTTGCCGGCCTCGATCGCCGCGTTCAGCTCGGTCTGCGCCGCGGTCAGATCCTTGCGCGCCGTCGCCCTTGCTTCCGCCTCGTCGGCCTGAGCGCCGTGCAGCCGGTTCGTGATCGCGGACGACGCCGCATCGCGCACGTCGCGGCTCCGCGCCAGCTCAAGCTGCGCGTTGCCGCGCTTGTTGTCCTCGGCCTTGTAGAAGCGGTTGAAATACTTGTCGGCCTGGCCCAGCGCATCCAGCTCGGCCACCACGTTGAGGGTTTGCACCTTGCCCTGTCCGTCGCGGAGGGTCAGCATGGTCGTCGGCATCCCATCCGGGCCTTTGCCCTTGCCAACCTGAATGGCGCCCGGCTCGACCTTCATCGTGCCGGCCTTGTTGAACGCCTCGGCAATCTGCGCGGCAGATCCGCCCGACTGGGCGACCCGCAACGCGGACACATAGCCCTCGTCGCGCACCTGCTTCATCGTGGCCGCGTATTGCTGCAACGCCTTCGGGTCGGCCCGGCCGCGCTCGGCGTCAACCGCCAGCAGCGCCCCAGTGTCGGCCAGCGACTGCGCCAGCGAGTAGGTCGGCATGGCCGGCGCCTCGCCCTGCTTGCCGCCCTCCTCCCACGTCTTGTACGCCTGGACGTACTGCGTCATGTTGCGGCCGTGAATCGAATTTTTGTAGGCGTCTTGCCGCGCGGCGGTGTACGCCTCCTTGTCGTCGGCCTTGCGCTTGTCGCGGTCAGCGCGGTCAGTCTCCCACTTGAACCGCTGATCGTCGCGCTCGCCGGCCGTCACTGCCTGCTGCATCCGCAGCCCCTCGATCGGGTTCGTCTTCGACACCACGCCGGCCATCGCCATTGTCCGGGCGCGCGCCACCTGGTCGTCGGTCATCGTGCCGGCGGTGCGCTTGCCCATGAAGTCGGTCACGTCTTGCTGAGCGATCACGCCCGTCTGCGTCTGGTCGGCCTTCGGCGTCACCGTGTACGAGTCGAACGTGCCGTCGTCCCGCGTCTTGACGCCGATGTCGTACTGGCCCGAAGCCGCCGCCGCGCTCAGATCGGTGCCCTGTTCGGCCGTGTAGCCGGTCGTCGCTTCCGGCTTTGCGTCCGCGATCTTTTCCAGCTCACCCTGCGTCTTGGCCTGGTTGTAGATGTCGAGGCCCATCTTCGCGGCCTGCGCGCCCATCAGGAACCCTTGACCGAATCCACCCCTTGCCATGTCACACCTCGCATTCGTCCAGTTGATCGGCCACGGCCCGCTTGATAAGCCAGATCCGGCGCGCGTACTGCCGGAACATCGCCGGGTGCGCCGCTTTCAGGTAGGCGCCCTGTCCTTCGCCCCACCACGCCGTACAGTCCATGCAGTCAAGCGAGTGCGATGCGTGCCGGTAGGTCGCCGGCAGATCCACGTCGCGCTCCTCCAGGAACCGGAACACGTCGCTGGCACGCCAGTCCAGCAGCGGGAACACGACCTCGATGCCTTCGGCAACGTGGCCGCTCTCGATCCCGGTGCGGTCGGCCTCGGTTCGCCGCTTGCCGCGCAGCACGCAGGTAACGCCATCGGCGCGCAGCGCGCGCCACAGCGGCACCATCATCGAGCGGATGCAGCATTGCAGGCGCGCCTGCACCTTGAACGGCGTCGGCCCGAAGATCGCATTGCTGTCGCTGGTGTATCGGTGCGGCACCACGTCCGAGGGCCAGCCGTCGGCCGCGATGATCTCGCGCTGGAGTCCGGCGACCTCCTTGAAGTGCGGCACCCGCTCGCGCACCTGCGCCATCTGCTCGACCGTCTCGGGCAACGGGTTGCCCGGATTCAGCCAGTAAACGGTCAACCGATCCCACCAAGGCCGCATCAGGTGCAGCAGGGCGAGCGAATCCTTGCCGCCGGAGAACGACAGCGCCACGTTCTTGTGGCGGTCGAACAGCGCCTCCATCAGAGGAACGCCGCGCCCAGCGTACTTAGGCCACCGACCAGCGCGCCGGCGCCCTGCGCCTGTTGGCCGGCCATATTCGCGTTGTAGTTGGCTTGCGCGCCCCACATGCTTGTCGCGTTGCTGCCCATCTGACCGGCGACCCCGGCAGCCTGGCCGAATCCCGCGTTCATGCCAGCCGCGCCGGCGTTGACCACGTTGACGCCGTTGGCCGCGATGCCGGCGCCCTGATTCGAGGCGGCGGCAGACATCGCCGGGTAGCCGGCCAGCGCGTTGGCTGCCCTGTCGGTCAGCGCGTAGTTTTCCTGACGCGCCGCGCGCCGCGCGTTGTTCTGCGCGCCGGCCAGCATTGCCGCGCCACCCAGCGCCATCCGGGCATCCGTGCCCGCCATGCGACCGGAAAACGGCATCACGCCGCGGCGCGCCAGCTCGCGGCCGGACGAGGCCCGCGCGCTTGAAATCGCCGTCTGAGCGTCGGCGTTGGCTTCGCTGGCCAGCTCGTCATTGCGCACGCGCGCATCAAACTCGTTGGCCTGATTGACCAGCCGATCCTGGGTGCCGGACAACATGCCCCGCCGCGTCAGCATCCACTCCCGGTCAGCCGCGGCATCGGCCACCGCGCGCCGGCCGGTGTCCAGCGCAAACTGCGCCTGCTCGCGCTGGAGCGGCATCATCGACTCACTGTTATCGACGATGCGCCGGATCATGTCGTCCTGCACGCCCATCGAGCGAATCTGCGCTTCGACCAGGCGCGGATCCGGCGGCGGAGCGGAACCTCCCTTGCTTCCCATGTCAGGCTCCCAGGTAGCGGCACCACTCGCGCCGCATCATGTAGACGATCAAATCGCCGCCATCGGCGGCAGCGCCGCGCAGCTCGGCCTGCGGCCTGAATCCCAGGTGTTCATCGAACCGCCGAGCCTCCAGGTTCGAGGCGTTGACGTAGCCCCATAGCCGTTCGACGCCACACACGGAAAACGGGTACAGGAAGCAGGCTTTCAGGTAGTCGCGCACCAGCCAGCGCCGGCCCGGCACCGCGGCAACGTGCATCCAGATGTTCGGGCCGTTGAAGTTGTCGAACAGCACGCCCGCGACCAGCGCGCCATCACGCGGCAAGCCGATAGCCACCGCGCCCTCGCACACCTTGAGGGACGGCAGATAGCGGCGCATGAACGTGGTCACGCGCAACAGGTCGTAGTCGAACACATGGAACATCGGACCAGCCTGCCATGCTTGCCACGCTGCTCTACGCCAGCTCGGCGCCGTTGAACCCTGTCCGGGAAGTCGGGTCTTCGACCTCGATCGGCACGTTTTCCACAATGCCTTCGCCGCGCGGCACCGGGGTAACCGAATGCACCTTGCGCACTGGCTGGGACAGCCAGCCGTAGACCGCCTCGCGGGACGGCTCCTGCCCCTCGATCAGCGCGGTGCGAATCTCAGTCATCACCGGCGGGCGGCCGGCGTCGCGCGCCTCGCGGTTCAGGTAGCAGCCGATTTCCACCGTCACCAGCGTCTTGCCGGGGTGGGACACGAAATCGGCGTTGGCCCGCAGGATGCGGTGGTAATCGGCCACCACGCCAGACGGGAACTCAATGGGTTTGTGCATTGCCATGTCAGACTCCTGCGGTTTCGGCCACCATGACCGTGTGAGCGGAGACGCCGCTCGCGTGATGGTTGTAGTTGACCGTGACTACCTCATAATCTCCGGCCGCGGTCACGATCCAGACAGGGGTGTAGCCCGTCGTCGTCCGCTGCCAGCCCAGCCGGCGGAAGTCGTTGGTGATCGTGCCGGGGTTGCCAAGCTGGCCGATCGACCGAAAGTGATTGCCGGCAGAAAACGCGGTGATCGCCGGCGAAGAGTATGTGTTTGCCAGCGTGATCGCACCGGGCAGCGCGGCCACGTTCGGCGATGCCGCGTTTGATCCAGCGATGCTGAACAGCTCCGAGGCCCACAACGGCGCGCGCGTCGAGTCGAACAGCACCTTGCTCGACCCGCTCAGCACACGAACCCCGTAGGACGACAGCGGCGCCTCGGTGTCGAGCTGCATGTAGCACAGCACCGCCGCCGGTGTGCCCACGACCTCGATCTCCCATGTCGTGCCGGATACGAGGTACACCCGGCCCACCCCGGCCGAGTTGCCAGACGCAATCCGCAGCAGCACGAACGGCTGTCGGGCCGCCGTCACGCGGTAGATGTCCACCAGCTCGGCCGACACCCCGTCGCCGTTGGTCGTGTAGTAGGTCGCTGACGCAACGTAGTGCAGGATCGGCTGAGTCTCGTTGATGACCCACTCGCCGCCGGACGTGAACGAACGCAGGCCGTAGCTCATTGCGCAAACACCCACCAGCTCGCAGCGCCCAGCACCGCAGAGAATGTCACCGTCGGCACGCCAGACGGGTAAGTGATCGTGAACGGCTGCGCGTAGTTGCCGTTGACGCCTTGGTAGCGCCGCCCCATCACGAACACCGTGCGGCCTGTCAGGCTGCTGTAGGTCTTGGTCACGGCCGTGTTGTTCGGCACGTCCACGAACTCAACAAACACCGCCCCCCGGCGCTGTGAGTTGAACGTCTCCACGCCCGAGGCGTTGCGGATCGAGATTCCGTAGCTCACAGCAGGTATCCGATGCGCAGGCGCTCGACGCCGCTGGTGTCGTAGACCCGCTGCTGGTTGGCCTGAATCTCCATCCGGCCGCCGCTGGACGCGGTGCGCAGCAGGCCCACATCGGCGGCGATGGCCGAGAGCTGGCTGACGCTCAGACGGTTGGCCTGAATCGTGCCGCTCTTGATGTTGTCCCCGATGATGGTCGTGCTTGAGGCGCCCGCAGACCACGGCGACGCCTCGGTCTGATTGGCTGTCGCCTCGCCCAAGTAGGCTTGCGAGATGAACACGTAGGGGTCGGTCAACCCGCGCCCGTAGCACCGAATGCAGAAAGCCATCGTTGTCGCGCCGGCGGGCGCGGTGAAAAACCCGCCGTATCGCGCCGTGCCGGTGTAGTTCTGCGCGTTCTGGTCGTTGATGTTTCCGGCCAGATTCGATGCGCCAAACCCCGGCGTTTCGGAGATGGAGACACCGGCCGCGTCGTAGAAAAAGATGCGAGGCTCCCCAGCCGCTCGATGCGCCGAAATCCAAGCGTGAAGCTCATACCTGCGACCCGGAATGCACGGCACCGCGTCAGTCGTCACAAAGACGCCGTTGTTGTGGTGTGTGTTCGTGATGTCCGCAAAGACTGTTCCGTTGGCGGGCGTCCAATTCTCTGCTCGGACAAAGATGCCGCCGACGCCCCGCGGGCGCCAGTCCGACCAAGACGCGCCGAACGTCCGCGTGCCAGCGCCCGCGTTGCCGTCCGACGTTTTCAGCCACTGGATCGTCGAGTTTTCGAGGTTCGGCCCGGAGTTTTGCAGCAGGTTCTTGCCGCCCGTACCGGACGAAATCTTGTCGGCCGAGATCGCCCCTGCGGCGATGTTGCCGGCGGTGATCGTGGTGCCGGCAATGCGGTCGCCGGTGATTGTTGCCGATGCGATCTGTGTGGCGGTAATCGTTGCCGAGGCGATGTTTCCTGCGGTGATGGTGGCCGCCGCCAGGCGGTCGCCGGTGATCGTGCCCGCGATGATGTTGGACGCGCCGATCGCGTTGGCTGCGATCTTGCCCGCGACGATCGCGTTGGCCGCAACCTTGTTGGCCGTGATCGCGCCGTCTACGATCAGCTCGGCATCGGCCTTCTGCATCAGGCGGATGCCGGTCACGCGCTGGGTGCCCGTCGTCGCGTAGTTGGCGAGGAAGCCGACGTTGCAGAAGCGCGCCCCGGAGGGAATCCCAGCAGCTTCGTTCGGCCCGAAGCTGATGCGGTACTCCGACCATATCCCGGAGGGCGTCTGATTGACGAGGCCGAAGTAGAAGTACGTGCCGGCGCCCGGCCAGCCTGACGCGCCGCCACTGATGTTCGTGCCCGCCGCGTCTTGAAACGCCACGGTCAGGTATGTCGGAGACGAACCAGTCTGCTGCTTGATCCAGATTCGGAACTCGTAGTTGCGCGTCGGGTCGATGGCCGCCGCCCGCGACAGCAGTTGGCCGTTGTTCGTCGCCTCGATCACGGTGCCGCCGGTGGGCGAAGTGGTGTCGTTGACCACCGCCATCGTGCCGGCGTAGATCCACGCGCTCAGGTCGCGCGTATTCGGGTCAGCGTTCAGGCACAGCCCTTGGTCGACCACCAGCAGCTTCGCCGTGGTGATCGCGCTGGCCTGAATCGCGTCGGCAGTGACAGCGTTCGCGGCGATCTTGCCGGCAACAACCGAGTTGGCCGCCAGCTCGTTCGCGGTGACAGCGTTCGCAGCGATCTTGCCCGCAGCCACTGCGTTCGCGGCGATTTTGTCGGCCGTGATCGCGTTGGTCGCCACCTTCGCAGCCGTGATCGCACCATCGACGACCAGCTCTGCGCTGGCTGCGCGGATGACGCGCAGGTTGGCGGTGTACAGCGTGGCGCTGACGCCGGTGGTGTTCGGCACCCAGTACACGTAGGGCCAGCAGGAGACGGCATTGGCAGGCACCGTGACCATCCCGGAATACTCGGCCCATGTCGTCGTCACGCCGCCGCTGGAAATGACGAGCGTGCTGCTTGTGTAGCTGCCGTCGGTGAGCGCCCAGTACAGGTAGACAATCAACGTCCCGGTCGTCGCTCCTCGCGCCGCGTCGATCGCCACCCGGAATTGCTCCCCCTCGCGGCAGCCAATCCCGTACTTCCATGCATCGGTGTCGCTGTACGCACGGGCGCAGTTGAACGCCGCGGCAACCGTTGACCCGCCGGTTTCGATCAGGCGCAGCACGTTGTTCGCCGGAGCGCCAGCCGGCACACCGGCCGTACCGCGCGACACAGCCGCAATCGAGCCAACCCACGCCCGCCAGTCGGTCAGATCGCCGGTGGCAAGGTTGCCGTTAGGTGCGAGGTTGTCGAGGGTGGTCAGAATCAGCTTTTCAGCGGAGATCGACTTTGCCGCGACCTTGGACGCCACGACGGCACCATCGACGATCTTGGCGGCCTGCACCGATGCATCGGCCAGCTTGTTCGTCACGACCGCCCCATCGACCAGCTTGCCGGAGGTCACGCCCGCATCGGCCAGCTTTGCGGTGACGATCGCGCCATCGACGATCTTTTGCGCCGAGACCGCGTTGTCGATCAGCTTCGCGGCTGTCACCGCCGCGTCGGCCAGCTTGGTCGTCACCACCGCGTTGTTGGCGATGTTGCCGGCCTCAACGATCAGCGGGCCGAGATCGACGTTGCCGATCTTCCCGGTCGTCACTTCCAGGCCGTTGGTTCCGCCGGCAGGCTGGCCGATCACGCCGTCATTTGTCTCCCAGCGTATCCACAGCCGCCAGGTGGTGCCGATCGGCGTTGACAGCACGAAGACCTGGCCGGTGAACTGCGCCAGCTCCACCGCGTTGCTGATGGTCGGCAGCGGGCCGCTGACCCACTGCGCGCCGAACAGCCGGGTGCGCAGGTGGCCGTGGCCCTGCGTGTAGGTCGGCGCGTCGTGCGTCACGATCACCGTGGTCAGGCCGGCCGTGGCCGCAAAGCCGGTCGGTGTCGGCGGCGGCGTGTAGTCCGGCGTCGCGTCTCCGCCCACGGACGGCCCAGGCTGGATCGGCAGCGACGCGGCGGAGTTGCGCAGGCTGAACCCGTCGCGCAGCTCGACCATACCGCAGTCCGCCAGGTCGCGCAGCGTCAGGCCGCGATCCAGCGGGTTGCCCTGCCGGCCCAGGTAGACCATCAGCGTCTCATGGACGCGCTGCTCGAAATTCTGCGCCCGCGGGCCTGGCAAGTCAGGACGATCGGCCACCGTCACACCTGTTTCAGCTCGTCAACGCTTGACGCCATCGCGGCCGACTGCACCGCGCCCGTCCCCTCGAGCTCGATTTGCCACTTATCGGTCAGGAATCCACCGGGCAGCGGCACCGCGTCGCCGCTGGTCACGCTCACGGTGTAGCGGAACGTGGTCGAAGTCGGCGCCGAGAACACCGCCGGCCGCTGCGCCACCAGCGCGGACACCGCCGTCGCCGACAGGTTCAGCGCGTCGATCCGCACCGTCACCGGGTAGCTGTCGGCCTTCACTTCCAGCGCGGCCAGGTTTTCGGGCTTCGGCAGCTCGAACACCTTGCTGCGGAAGCGGTACGTCATCGACGACGCGCCGGCATCCCACCGCTGCACGTTCGTGCCGGACAGCACGTAGAGCTGGTCTTGCAGCTCGTCGAAGTGCGTCCCCGCGTAGCCGGAGTCGAGGAAGTAGATCCCCGTCGGGTTCGACGGGTCGATCATGAATCCCTGCCGCGTCGTGCCGCCGTCGGTCGAGTAGCTGCCGAAATACAGCCCCTCGTACATGCGGCCGATGATCGAGCTGGGCACCAGCGCCCGCCAGTCCGTGCGCGTCATCGTGCCGGCCGTCAGGATCGAGCCGCCGCCAGCGCCGAACCAGCACAGCCCGTCCTCGCTCGCCCAAGCCACGCCGTTGCCCATGCTCACCACCGAGCGCGACGCCACGCAGCCCTGCGGGATCTCCAGCGGACGATGATCCAGGCTGTCCGGGCCGGAGCCGGCCACGATCAGCGGCCGGCCGGTTGTCAGTACCAGCAGTTGCTGGCCGAACACCCCGAGCGCGACCGCCTTGGAATCCGGCGGCACCACGTCGTACTCGTCCGGCCAGGCGTAGGCGATATACGGCTCGCAGAACCGCACGCGGTTGTTGACGATGCCCGCCAGCATCCCGTTCCACAGCGCCGTCAGGTTCGACAGGTTTGCCTCGGATCCGCCAGCCGCGCCACCGCGCGGCACGCCCGGCGCCGGCAGCCAGGTCGTCGTTTCCAGCACTTCCCCGAGCGAGCGGTTGTCATCGGTCGTGCTGGCCGTGCCGATGGCGATCTCGCGCAGGTAAAAGAACTCCGTCGCGCCGCTGGCGCCGGTGGCCGTCCGGTAGATCCGGATGGCCGTGATCCCGTAGTTGCCGGACGGCACCGCCGAGAAGGCGCTAAGGGTCGCCGTGTCGTCCGACTTGCGCGTGTTGGCCGCGCTGACCGGACTCGGCGCCGACTCCCAGCCCCAGTCGTTGACGTAGGTGTAGACGTAGAACGCCGTGGCCAGTTGCCCCACGCCGCCGCCGGCGGCCGTCAGAGTCGGCGCCGCAACGGGCGCCGGGATGCCCAGCGGCCGGCTTGCCGTAGGGTACGGCGCGGTCGCCAGGCCGATCGTGTTGTCCGTCACCTTCGGCGCGCCGTCGCCGGTGTAGTAGGTGCGCTCCGTGGTGTCATCGGGATCGAACCCGCGCACCGCATGGACGACCGTCGTCCAGGACAGCCAATACTGGCTATCGCTGGCCACGTCGCGGCCCATCCGGTAGATCGACGTGCGCCCCGAGGGCACGGTCGCCACGTTCAGCGGCTGCAACCAGGCGCGCAGATCGCCCCGGCCGGGCTTCTGATTGCGGCTGACCGTCCCGACCGGATCAGGCAGCAGCGTCGGATGCAGGGCGCGGTTTTCGCCGGCAAAGCCGGCCAGGCGCAGGACAGACACGGCTCACCGCATCAGACCGCGCCGCCGGCCACCGCGGCGGCTGCCTGCGGCGCCGCCGGATTGCCCAGCGAAGTCGGGGAAACGCCCAGCGTCGCCTTGATCTCCATCCCCAGGCCGTTCGCAAAGGCGGCGTAGCGCGCCGCGGCACGCGCATCATTGCCCGCGTAGCCGGCGTCCTTCGTGTAGGCCCGGTACAGGATGTAGTCCTGCAACACGTTGCCGTGGATGTCCGGCACGCTGATGTTGCCCGATACCGCCGTGTAGTCCGTGCCGGCAGCCGGCTCGGTGATGTCGGTCGGCAGCGCCGAGTAGACGATCTCGAGCGAGGCGCCCGAGGCCGCGGCCGGCGGGTAGACGTAGAAAGTGCGCGGATCGCGCGGATCGAACATGAAATGCACGATCTCGGTCGCCCCGGCCAGGTTGTGCCAATTCGGGCTTTGCGCGTCCAGGATCTCCCGCGCGCACATGCGAACCGCGCGCTTGTTGCCGCTGGTGTTGCGGATCACGTCGATCAGCTTTGCGCCGGCCGCAGGCAGCGTCTGGCGCGAGCCTGCCGCCAGCGCCTGCGTGGCGTTCGTCACCATCGCATCCGGACGGTGGACGATGATCTCCCGCTGGCCGTCGTTCAGGTAGCGCACCAGCTCGGCCACCGGCCAGCGGATCGAGCTGTTGTCTTGCAGCGTCTCGACGCAGCGGCGGATGATGGACTGGGCAGCAATCGGCATGTCGTTCTCCTACAAGATCAGCACCACTTCACCGAGGCGCGTGGCGTCGTGTTCGTCTGGCTGCGGTACGCGGCGTGGCTGGCGGCAGCAATCGCCATCTCGAACAGCAGCCGCGCCTCCTCGGCCGACTGGGGCTTGTGCAGCGGGCCGGGCACGCGCATCAGGCGGTACTTCGCGCCCTCGGCAATGGCCGCACCGAACTGCGCGACCAGCGTGTCATCGAGCGTTGCCGCCGTCGCGCTGGGCGCCAGCACCGCCTGGAGTTTCAGCTTCTGACCGGCCGCCGGATCGCGTATCAGCACCACGTTCTGCCGATCGCGCGAGACCACGCCGGGCCACTGCCCGGCCACGGTTGCCGGATCCGCTTCCTGCTCGCGGTACACCAGCACGTCCAGCGGCTGATCGTCCAGCGTCGCCCGCTCGATTCGGAAGATCTCCGAGTCGGCCGGCAGCGTGATCGCGTAGGAACGCACCGCGGCCGACGTGGTGATGTCAGTCAGCCACGTCACCCAGGGGCGCGCGCGGTGACAGAACTCGCGCGCCGCGCGCCGAATTTCCTGATCCAGCATCGGGTCAGGACACCCCGGCACGTAGGGCAGGATGTCCGGATACAGTGCGCTCAGTGCAGCCACACTACTGCTCCGACGAAGGCTCCCGCGGTTCAGCTTCCGAGCGCGGCCGCGGATTGCCGCCCGCACCGGATCCGCCCGAGCGGCGCCCCTTGGTCGCGTAGATCACGGCCGCAATCACGATCACGGCCATCAGCACGTACACCCAGGTTTCCATACCGCCCCCCGCTCAGTGCGCGGCAGCTTGCGCCGCCGCCTTCTTGTTCTTGGTCGCGCGCGCCGGCACCGGCGGCGTGTTGGCCTCCACCGGCAGCGCCTGCGGATCGACCGGATCATCGTCGTCGTCGTCGTCGTCGTCGTCGGGATCGACCGGATTCGCGCCGGACAGCGCCCGCTCGGCCGCCGCCTTCTCTGCCGCCGCCTTCTCGCTCAGCGCCAGCGCCGCGTCGAAGTCTTCCGGGTTGGCCGGGTAGAACTGACCGCCGGCCAGCAGGCGCGCCACGGTCGCCTCGCAGTCCACGTCGCACGTCAGATCGCCGTCCTGATCGGCACTGAAAATGAACGTCTGGCCCGCTTCGCCAGAGACGCGCACCGTGCCGTCGCGACGCGGTTGAATTGCGGTTTGCAGCCTCATGAATTTCCTCCAAGAAAAAAGGGGGGTTGGCCCCCCCTTCAAAGCGCGCAACGAGCGCGCCATAGGGAGACAACTCGTTCGCGCTTACAGCTCCCGGTCACTCGTTACGGGAAGCGATACCACAGCGTCATGGCGAGCGTGCCCGCCACGGCCGTTGCGGCAGCGGCGGTCAGTGACACGCCGATCGTGCGATCCGACGTGGACGGCGTGACCAGCTTTGCCGGGCGGCTGGCCACAATGCCCGAGGCAGAACCGCCGCTCGTGCGGCCGGTCGTCTGGCCGGTCGCCCAGGCAGCGCCACCGTCGGCGGTTGCCGTCGAGATTGCGGTCTGCGCAGCGTTCAGAACACCCACGGAGTACGCCAGGGTCGGCGTGCCGTTGGAGTCAAGTTGCGTCGCATCCAGCTCAAAGGCCACCGGAATTGCGCCGGCCGGCAGGATCGCCAAGCCGCCGACGGTGCCGTTGGCAAGGTCGGCCGTCGCCAGCGACACGGCCGAGCGCACCGCCATGACTGAACCGTCGAACGTGGTCGGAGCCTGGGCGCGGCCCGTGAAAAAGTCGTTGCTCGCTTGAGCAGCAGCGGAAAACGGCATGTCTGATCTCCTTACCGCGACGCGGCGGCAGTGTCGAGGCTGAACAGACCGAAGTCTTGTGCCCCGATTTCAGTGGTGAACGTGACCTTCTTGATGCCGAAGATCGAGCTGGTCGTGATGACCACCTTGTCCCCGTTATCCCTGGTCTCTTCGTTCCAGTCGAAACGCAGGTTCGTGCCCGGCGAGCCGAACGCGCACACGGCGGCCTGCGAGCCAAGGAACAGCGCGCGCGCCGCCTCGACGTTGGCGCCAGCGCCTGCGTTGTTGAAGCGAATCACGTTGCGGTGCGAGTGCAGGATCACACCCCGGTACATACCCAGGCTGCCCTTGAACAGCGGGTTGTTGCGACCTTCGGCGGCAGCCGACGCCTTCTGGATGTCGATCCACTGGCCGGTGGCCGTGTTGGAGCGAAGGTCATCCTCCTGGAACGTGTGCATCACGCACACGAACGTCTCGTTGCCGTCGATCTTGCACGGCTGCAAGACCGGGATGTTGGTCGCACCGCCACCTTGCGCATCCGCTTTGGTCTTCGCGCGATCGACCAGGCGCAGATCGAACTTGTCGTTCGCGTCGATGTTGTTGAACGCGGTCGCGTCGTTGCCGTACAGGATGTGGTTGCTGTCCGGCGCGGTCAGCGAGTTGTTGGCGCGTCCGCTGTAGCCGGCTGGCACCAGGAAGTTGGCGTTGACACCGCGCGAGCCCGACAGGTAGATGAACATCAGCTCGTCCATCAGACGCGCCCACCAGCTCGACTGCTGGCGCTTGGCCTTCTCGCGCAGATCGTGCAGGGTGCGCTTGCGGGTCATGCGCCCGCCGGTGTTCACGCCGCAGCGCGCCTGGTCGATGTAGATGGAGTCGGTGTAGAACCGCTGCGCCTCTTCCTTGCCTTCGAGAACATCCTCGCCCTCAACCGGCGCCATGCGCAGCTCGGCCAGCAGGTCATAGTTGATCTGCTCACCGGCATCCGACTCCAGATCGGTCAGGATCTGGATAGGCACTTCGGCATCGTTGCCACGCGCCATGAACCGCTGATTGAAATACGACTTCTGCGACGTGTCGTAGGCCAGAAGCCCCGCCCACCGCTTTACTGCCTTGGCGTCGTTGACGCCGATGATCGTGCGAGCCATGTAGGCACTCCTTCAAGTGTTAAAAACCTCGAAGAGCACTCCTGCGCTCGCGGGTGGCTGATGTCAGCCTGACTGCGATACTTCCATGCTTGGCACGCCAGCAATCTGAGCGCCGCCGATTTTTTCGATGCGCACGTCGCGCGGAGCCGTCACGCGCAAGCGGGCCAGTTGGCCGCTCTTGCGGATCAGCTCCACGGAGGCGCAGCCCGACACGTCAATACGCTCGCCGGGCCGCACGTCGATGTCCAGAGTGGTGACGGCGCGCTTCATGACCTGGCGTACCGCTCCCGTTGCGCAGGTGTCATGCGTGCGATTGCCGCCTCCAGGTCATCGCCGGGAAGCGAATCCAGGTCGGCAAACTCGCTGCCCACGTCGCCCGGCCCGTCGCCGCCCGGCACCTGCGCCAGCGTCTTGGGCATCGCATCGAGCGCCGGCTTGCGGCCGTTGCGCTTGCCATTGTCCGCGGGCGCCGGTGCGGGTGCCGGTGCCGCAACGCCGTGCAGCGCCTGGACGCGCCGATGCGCCTCGGACAAGAACCAGTCCATCGTCCGCTGCGCATTGGCCGGATTGTTTGCCAGCATCTTCACAAACGAATCCAGGTCGCCAGCCTTCTCGGCGTCGGCCCGGTAGTCGATGCCACCGCTTTTCGCGGTCTCGCCCATGAAGCGGTTGACGGTCGCCGTCCACTGCTGTTCGGCCGTCTGCTGCTGCATTTCCTTCGAGATTTCGGCCTTCGCGCGTGCCACCAGCAGTTGCTCGCGCTGCTCCGACAGATCGGCCAGTCCGGTATCGCGCTCGTCGATGTCGATCTCGCCATCCTTGAACCGCTGGCGCAACGCCGCGTCGCGGTCTTTCAGCGACTTGATCTGACCATCGTAGTCATCCGGCAGCTTTGCCTGGTAGCCGGGCAGCGCAGCATCGCCGGTCGGCGGCGGTGGCTCGGTCGGCTCGGGCGCGGCAGCAGCGGGGGCCGGAGCGGCAGCCGGCGTATCGCTTGCCGGGGCGGGAGCCGGAGCAGCAGCCGGCGCCGGTGCGTCATCGTCTTCGTCGTCGTCGTCGCCGCCGGCGGCAATGCGCGCCAGCGCGGCGGTTTCGTCTGGGTCGGGGTTTTCGACTGCGGCCCGCTCTTCGGGCGTCAGGGTGGCGAGGGTGTCCGCGTCAAGCGTACTCATGCGCGCTTCTCCTTGGGGTGGGTGGGTACTTCAGTTAATCGTCGGATCCCTCGGCCGCCACCTTGGCGACGGCCATCATCTTTTCCTTCGCCAGCGCGCGCACCTTGGCCAACCGCTTCGGGTCAGCCTCGATCTTTTTGCACTCGATCATGGTCTCCAGATCACGCTCGACCATCCAGCGGTCATCACCTGCGAGGGTGACAATGTTTGCGTGCGACTTGCGTTTCATGGCCTGCTCCTAAGACATTGCCTCTTGGCAAATAACGTGTGCCCCGACGCTCCACGGCCCGCCGGTGCTCGGGGTGCTGACCGCTACCGTCAAGGTATCTGGCGAGTCACCGCGAATGTTCGAGAACAGCGGGAACAGGTTGGCCAGGTCAATCTGCTGTACGCCGGAGCCTGCAATCGAGGTAAACGCCATGACGACCTCGCCACCCGACAAGGCGGTAGCCGAGACATCGCGTTCCGCGAACGATCCGCCGCTTCCCAGCGCAGCAACGGCTTGGAACGATGCGCCGGTCAACGTCACGGGCAGTGTCGGCGTTCCGGAAACGATCTCGATGATGGCCACGGCATCGCAGCTCACAATGAGCTGACGCGGCAGAAGCTGGCCGCGATCCACCAGGCCGATCGTGTAGTTGCCGCCCGCCACCGGCGCGTTTGTAAGCGCCTGGCCGGTCACGCTGTCAACCAGCGTCAGCGTGTTGGCCGTGTTCGACGTGATGCGCGCCAGCGTGGTGGTCAGAGACTGAACGCTCAGCCCAGCAGTCAGCGTCAGATTGCCGCCGCTGCAACCCGTCAACGACGTGCCTGTGATGCCGGTGTAGTTGACGAGTTGATTCCCGACAAACACCTGACCCGACGACGGGAAGCCGGTTGTCGAGGCGACGTTGATCGTCGCTTGCGGAAGCGTCTGGCCGGCAGACGACGCGGCGACGGTTGTGCTGGGCGTGATTTGCAGCGTGCGCGACGCCCACTGATTTGCAATCCAGTTTGCCGTCGAAACCGTCAGCGAGGTCGTGCTCGATGCGGTCGATGGCCCCCCCAGCGGAGGCTGTGACGATTGCGTCGCGCTCGGCTCGTTGTTGCCCGATCCAATCTCATGCAGGATGTACGGCTCTCCGTCGAGCAGCACCCCCCAGCGCAGCGATCCGCCGCCGTACCAGGCGTATTCCAGCCACAGCATTTGCAGGCGGCTCCAGTTGAGCCGAGGCAATACACCGCGCGGATCGCTCCACATATAGGCGGGGATCTTTACGTCGGTCGGCCGCCCTTGCGTCAGTGCCGACTGGACATCGGTGCGCACGACAGCAAACATCCCGGACGGGTTGGCCGGATCGAGCGGGTTTGCGCCCTGCTCGAAAAAGATGCCGTTGTTGTCATCGAAGTAGCCAACGCGCTGCACCTGGTTGACGTTGTTCGCCCCGAAATTCACGGCAGTCGCCATGAACATTGCCTTGCCGGGCTGGTAGCGGTGATACGGTCTGCTCTGGCGAATCGTGGCCGCATTGGCGGCCGTGCCGATCGACATGCGCACTCCGCCCTCTCCGGGAACGTGCGCAACAGATCCACCGCCAGAATTCAGAACTTCCCAGCGCAGGGCCTGGGTCGAATACTCAAAATCGGCGTCGTAGATGTTCTGGTGAATGCTGATCTTCGCGCGCCCCATGACATCGCGTGCATTCTTGGGGACGCGGGCCTCCACGGCTTCGGTGAACGACCCGTCAAACATATCGGTGAAGCGACGCAAAACGCCGTCGAGGCCGGCCTGGATCTTGTCTGGCACGGGGTTTCCTTTGCTAGTCGCTTGATGCTGTCATGCTTGTCACGCACGACGACTGCGCCACCACGGTCGCCCAACTTTGCAGTGAGCGCAGGCGCGCGGCTATGGCGTCAGTTGCTTCTGCCACTTCGACAAGCTGCGCTGCACACTCTCCAGCCACGACTGCGGCGGCGGCGGCAGCATCAGCTCGGCCGGCGGCGGCGGGATCCTGGGCGGATCTACCAGGCCGGGGATCGTTATGGGCGGCGAGCAGGCCGCGCAGCCGGTCAAGCTCAGCGCGAGCAGAAGCGCCAGCACGCGCCATGTCAGATTGAATTGCACGGTGTCGCTCCTCCAGTTGCGCGACGCTGCGCGCCATATCGGCCTCGCGGGCGCGGGCCTGTTCCGATGCCACCAGCGCGGCCGCGGTTGTCTCGGCGCGGGCGCGGTCGTATCCGCGCTGCTCGATGCCATCCATCCAGTCGTTGATCGCGTTGCAAGCCAGCGCCACGCCAACCGCCAGCAGCAGGCCGGCCAGCACCCACAGCGCCAGGCGCACCTGGGCGCGCGAGAACATCGGCAGCAACGGGAACATCAGGCCACCCCGCCGCGATCGAGCGCAGCATCCGCGACCTCGGTCAGCCGGCGCCGATCGTCCAGGCCGTGCGTGCCGCCGTTGACGCGCCGCGTGACGCCCAGCACGTCGCCCATGATCCCGTCCGGGACGTTGCCCTCCCACCAGGCAATCGAGGCGCGCAGCGCGGTATGCGCATCGGTGCGCAGCGATTCAGCCAGCACTTCCGGCGTCATCCAGCCCAGCGCCTTCGCCAGCTTCTCCGTGTTCATGCGGCCGGTGATCTGCACCAGGCCGGAGCCGCGAAACACCCAGCCATCGTCCGGGCCGACGTTGCCCATCCGGCCACCGTAGACGTGATTGGCCAGCGCGCGGGGGTTGCGCACGAACGGGCGGGCCGAGTCCACGGTCGGGAACCGCGCCGGCCAAACCGCCATCAGGCGCTCGGGCGAGCCGTAATTCAGGTTCTCCTCGGTCAACTCCAGCTTGCCGGACTCATGCAGCACCTGGCCGAGAAAGTCGTCCAGCTCCTCGCGTCCGCGCGAGAACCGATCGGGCGACGGGATCTCCTCCGCGAAAACCGGCGCCCAGCGGGCGATCGTGATCGGGCGCACGCCGCAGGCGCGCAGGATGTCGGCCCAGGCATCAGTATTCACGCCACACTCCCCGGCAAACGCGCTTGATGATCTTGCGCACGGTTTCCAGCGCGAACACGGCGCCGCTGAGCGCCAGCATCACGCCACCCTCCGGCACGTAGTTGGTATTCCACGCCCACACGGCGCACGACATCGCACCGATGCACATGCCCGCCAGCGCAACGCGCTGGATCAGCGTGTCATCGAACCGATTTGAAAACACGGCAGCACCACAACTTGCTGACAGGACAGCGAGCGCAAACACCGTCACCACCACATCCCCGGACATAACTCAGCCTCCGAGCCGCTTGCGAATCAGGTCAATCGCGTGCGTCCACAGCTCGCCGGTCGGCAGCGTGGCGATAACCTCCCACACCTTTGCGCAGATCGCCATACCGAACAGGCCCAGCAGGAACCCGCACAGCCCCGGCGGCAGGCCGGTCTTGGCCGACATCCACGGCGTTGCGTACAGGCTCAACACCGCGCCGCCTACGGCCATGACCACGCGCTCGATCAGCTTGCCCTTGATGAACGCGAGCGAGGCCGCGGCACCCGCCACACCGGCCAGCTTCGTCACCAAAGCGTCGAACGAATCCATGCTCAGCCGCCCTTCCCGCTGTCGCCGGGCGCAGGTGCCGAGGCAGGCTCGGCGGAGCGTTCCTGGATCGTCTTGGCTAGATCCGTCAGCCGCCGCTCCAGTGCCATCAGGTTCTTGTCGTTGGCGGCCTGGATCTCGGCCACGCGCGTCGTGGCGTCGGCGTCGATGCGCGCCGCTTCGAGCCGGCTGTCGGCCTCGGTGCGGATCTGCATGGTGCGGTTCGCCAGCTCCGACTGCGCCTTGCGCAGTTGCTCGGCCATCCGATCCATTTTCTCCGCCGCCTGCGCGCGCACCTGCATGAGCTCGGCCTGAATATCCTGACCGGCCTGCGCCTGCGGCGCGCCACCGGCCTGCGCGGCAGCCTCCACCTCGGCCTCCAGCTTCGCGGCCTGCGCGTTGAGCTGGCGCACCTTGGCCTGCTGCTCGGCAAGCGCAGCCATTGCCTGCTCGCGCTGCAACTGCAACGCTTCGGCCTGCTGGCGCATCTGCTCCTCGGCCTGCTGCGCCTCTTCTGGCGTCATCGGCTTGTTGGGGTCACGCTCTCCCGTCATCTGCCGCAGCGCCTCGGAAATGTCGTCCTTGTTCGGCAGATCGGAGAACTCCATCGCAATCGTCATGATGCGCAAGCTGATTTCGGGAGGCAGTCGGCTCGCAAGCTGATTGAGGCTCTCGAACATCACTTGGCGCATCGTTCCGGCGTAGTCCTGTTCAGACACGACAAAATCGCCGGCGGTCGCCGTCACGTCGTTGATGAATCGCACCGATCCATCGACCTGGACTTCCGGCTGATTGATCCGCACCCACTCCATCGCGCCGCGCGTGCCGGTCAAACGGATCACTTTTTCCTGCGTGTAGAACTGCTCGATCAGCGAAACCTGCTTCTCGCCCTGCACCTGGGTTGCCAGACGCAGGTTGTCGAACGGCTCGGTCGTCACCACGCTGCCCTGGAGCTGGCGCGCCTTGATCGCCTCGCCGCTGACCGCGTTGGTCTGCCGGCCCAGGTTTTCCTGGCTGACGCCGGCGCTCTTCTGGATGCTCTGCGCGTCCAGCGTCATCATTTCGATCTGTCCGGTCGCGGCGCCGTTGTCGCGGCGGATCTCCAGAGACTTGCCCGCCTTCTTGACAATCAAGCCGTCGGGCCGGTCGGCCTCGTCGCGCAGCACGTTCCAGTCTTCGACCGCGCCCTCGTCCGCAATCACCTGATTCGTGTTCAGCAGGAACAGCGCCTTGGAGGCGCGCTTGTTCAGATCCTGCTGGATGTCACGCACGCGGCGGATGATTCCGTAGGGCATCCGATCGCGGCCGCGGCGGTAGCACCAAATCGGCGTCAGGCTGAAACGGTTGTGCCGGAATCCGCTCGGCCCCATCGCCAGCAGCGCAGACTGAGTGAAAACCGCGATGTGAACGCGCATCATCACTTTGTCCACGATCTCGCTGCCGGCGCGCTGCACGGCGTCGCGCAGCGCGGCATCGTGCTGCCCAATGATGTTTCCGCGCAGCGGGCCGTCGGCCACGATGCGCACGCGCGCAGGTTTCCGGTACTGCGCTTCAATCAACTTGATTCGGCGCCGACTTGCGTCGGCAATCGTGCCCACGCCGGTCGCGTAGATCGTTCCGTGGCGAACATTCAGAAGATCGGCCGCCGTGTACCAGGTCTCTTCCTCCCAGCCGTCGGTCTTTCGATGCGTTGCCTCCTCGACGCCTTCGGCTACCTCTTTCAGCCTGTCAGGGAACGTCATCTTGGCGACATCCTCATCGACCCAGCGCCACCGGAACAGATACCGCGCGTCGCTCAGATCAAGTTCATATGCGGACGAGTCCCACAACACGTTGCGCCAGTCCTCGTACTTCGAGTAGATGATGTCCTGCGTCGGATCGTCGCGCACGCCGTCATCGACCCAACCGACACCGCTCTTAATCGCATCGGCAAACGCCCGCGAGCGGTTGAACGTGACGCGGTTGATGTCGCTGACGTACTTCAACACCTTGGTCTTGGTGTCGGCCAGCTCCACATCATCTTCTGTGCGCGGCAGCACCCGCCAATCGACGCGGCTGCGTCGCTCAGTGCCGATCACCCAGTCCGCCATCGGCGCGACTTCGTTGTAGACCAGCGGCATCTGCCCGCGCGATCGAACATCGCTGGCATCGTCAGGATCCCACTGCATTGAGTCGTAGAAGTCGGCATCCATCGCCATGTCGAGGCGATTGAGTGCCTGCCGCTCCTTCTCGTAGTAGTACCACTCCAGCAGTTGTCTCAGCTCTCGCTTCGAGGCTTCGTTGTCGAGCGGATGACCGGCAAACTGCGTTTCCTGGTCAGTGGATTGCGCCAGTGCCTGATCCTGGCGCCTGAAGTAGTCGTCGCCCGGCGCGCGTCCACGTACAACGCGCGCTTCAAGAGGGTCAGTTGGCATATGTCACCCCCTCTTTCTCGATGCGCAAATCCTCTCCGGCCATCGGCTTGCCGTCGGCGCGCAACTCCAGCCGGCCGAAGCTCGCGGCATGGAACTCGGCCGGTGGCGCAGACGGCATCCGGATCAGCTCCGGCAGCGCGTCGATCACGATGCCGGCCACACGCCGGCAGTTGATCGGCGTCGGCTCCATGCCCAGCACCTCGCACGCTTTCATTGTCTTGCGCACCACCTGGCCGACGTTGCGCGGATCCGAGTCGTCCCAGGTGTAGCTGGCCGACTCCATCACGACGTACCAGGGCGCGCCGGGCCGGCGATGGGGCAGCAGCACCATCGCGCGCTCGTCGTTGACCCAAGTAAAAATCACCAGCAGATCGCCGTGCTGGCGGCTGGCGTGCGCTTTTCGTAGATCGAGGGAAACGCCCATGCCGATGACTCGCCCGAAAATGACTCGGGCGAGCCTGCCATGCTTGGCACCAACCCCTACGGCATCAGACTGCCATCGGCGACCCGCGACGCTTGAATGCGCCGGCACCAGGCGGTCGGCTGCCTGCCGCCGCCGTCCGGAACACCGCGCCGGCCTCGGCCACCTGGCCGAACTGGCGGAACGCATCGGCGCCGTGACTGTTGTCGTCGTGCAGCGGCTCGTCGCGCCAGCATCCGCGCGTCTTGTCCCACTGCTTCCGGTAGTTGGCCAGGCGCGCCAGCCCGTCCTTGCAGCCCTCCTCGGAGAACCAGCAGGACGCGAACTGATTGCGGGTTGCCTGGATGCCGGCCGCCGTGGTCGAGACGCGCGGCACGATCTCGAACCGCTGGCCGGGCATCAGGCGCTCCAGCATTTCCTGGAGGCTGTAATTCGTGTCCGGCGTCGCGCCCAGCCGCTTGTACGCCGCATCGTGCGGCAGGTAGTGGATGCCGAACGTCAGGCCCAGCCGTTGCAGCCACTGGACGTAGTGCGCCAGATCCTCGCCGCTGGCCTCGTAGTAGCGGATCCATCGGTTTTCCGGGCCGACGCGCTGGTGACACCAGATCGCCGTCATGTCGCCGCGGCCGAGATCCCAAAACGTGTTGACGGGCGCGGCCTCGATCGGCAGCACCGGCAGCACGCGCCCCTGCTTGCGCGCGTTGGCCAGCGGCGTCGCGTAGTAGCAGCCCTCCGTCGAGACCTGGAAAGCCTCCTCCGGGAACGACGGGAACTCCTGCCACATCAGCGGCGCGTCGTCGTTGAAGTCCGCCCGCAGGGTCGCCACGTACCAGGCACGTTGCCGATCGGTCAGGCGCCGGCCAATCTTCGGCTCGACCTCGTTGAAGTACCGCAGGTTGGCCTCGGTCAGCCGCACGCGATCCGGGTCGATTGCGTACTCCGGCGCCATCCACCACGCAAAGAAGTGCAGCCGCCAGTCCTTCGGCGTCAGGTCGGATCCCTGCTGCTGCAACGCCAGCGCGCGCTGCGTCATTTCGTAGTAGTAACCGTCCTGACCCTCGGCCGTGCTTTCGATCACGCACAGCCCGGTCTTCGGAACGGTCGGAATCGAGCCGGTAACGACCTCCTTGGCCTTGTCCGGATACTTCGCGCAGATCTTCCCGAACTCCGAGACGTGCAGCCGGTGAATCGTGCCCGACCGCATCGACGTGGCCACGCGGATGCTGGCGCCGTTGTGCTCGAACTCCAATTCCGACGCCGTGCGCTTCGATACCGGCATCATCGCGCGCACCAGCTCGGGCAGCTGGTCGTAGGCAAACAACACCTTGCCCCGAAAGATCGCCTCGGCCGCCTCCTTGTCCTGGGCGATGATGCCGCACCGGATTGGATCCTTGGAGAACATCGCGGTGTCCAGCCAGAGCACGGAGACGAGCGTCGTAAATCCGAGCTGTCGGGCTTTCAGGATGATGTTGCGGTGATGCATCCGCGCCATCAGCCGCCGCTGCGCACGATTCGGCCGAAACGTCACCACCAGGCCGTCGGCGCCGTCATCGTCGCCCTTCGTAACGATCCTGTAGAGGTTCGACAGCCGCCACTGCTGATCATCCAGCAGCGCCCGGTTGGCCTCGATCTGCTGGTCAATCGTCGTTGTCATCGTCGTCGCGCGTGCCTCGCGCAGCTTCCGGCACCGGGCCGAACACGTTGCCGCTGAGCGAATTGAGCAAGGTCTTCAACGGGTCGGTCTTCTGCGCGTTGTCCCTCTCGAAGTCGCCGTTGAGCTTGGCGATCAGCTCGACCGCCTTGATCCGCGCGGAGTGCGACGCGAACTCGGAGTAGTCCGTCGCCTCCTGCTTCAACCGCTGGCGCACCCAGTTGATGTCGGTTTGCGTCTGCTCGGCGGCGCGCTCCTGAATCGTTTTGAGTTGCGCCTGAATATCGGGTCTTTTCAAGAGTTCATGGGCCTGCGAGCCTGCCGTCTTCTTGGAATACCCCGCTCGGATGGCGGCCTGGGTGGCATTGAAGTCCACCAGGTACTCGCGCACGAAGGCGGCCCGCTTGTCCTCGAACCTGCTCACGCTCTGATCTCCAGAATGTCGATGTCATGCACCGCTTTCATCAGGTGGCGCTTGATCCTGTAGGCGGCCGGCTCGGCGCCCTTCAAGTCCGCGACGACCGTCTTGTCGCCCTCGTCGAACACGAAGTCAGCGATGTAGCGCAGCGGCGGGCGCCGGCGGCCCCCGATCACCACCGACGGCGCCAGCTCGAAGACCACCTGACGGCGCAGGTTCGAGATCTCCCCCGCCCGCTCACGCAGTTGCAGGCCGCGGTAGTAGCGCGCCTCCGCCTTCGAGTCGAACAGGATCCCGTCGATCTCGGTCTTCTGATTCGCGTACTTCTGCCGGCCTGTGCCGTTGACCACCTTCGCGGCGCGGCGAACGTCATACGCCTGGGCACGGGTCAGCCTCACAGCACGCCCTCGCGCTGCCCGATCAGCACCTCGGCCCAGGTCAGGGCGGTTTCTCCAGGGTACGGCGCACGGACTCCAAGATCAGCTCCCGGCCAGGTGCATCGGGGTGCCGAGCGATTGCCGCCAGCATCGCCGCCGCGCGGGCCTTGCTCGGGTGCGCGCTCAGCACCAGACGTGCGCAGCACTCGACGCACGCGAACGAGCCGACGCCGGTAGGCTGGGGAGCCGTGCAGTACGCGCAGTACGCGCATGTCACGCCCCTTCCCGAGCCTGCGGCCGGCGCGCGGCCAGCGCAGCCAGCATATCCTTCAACTGGCGAGCAGCGGCAGCGCGATCGGCACTAGGCGGCGGCAGCGTCACGGCGCCCTGCCGGGGCGGCGCGCGCCTGGCCAGCGCCCGGAACTCCAGCACGGTCGGCGGGCGGTCGGGCGGCAGGTGAGCCAGCGCATAGGCCAGCGCCTCCGGCCAGGTCGTGAACGACGCCAGCTCATGCGCCCAGTCGCCCTTCACCATCGCGGTGTCCAGGCCGTCCCACTTCGCCATGAACGCGCGGCCGTAGACCAGCGACAGCTTGAGGAAAATCCGATCCACCCACGGCATCGGCAACGGTTCGGTCATGACAGCCTCACATGTTCGTCAGCGGGAACGTCGATCACGATCGGCGGCACCGGCCCTCGGCCAACCAGTGCGGCGCGATCAACCGCATCGGGCGCGAACTGCGCGGCCCGTTCGGCAGCCAGCCGGCGGTCGCGTTCTCGGAAGGACTCAATCGTTTCGAGCGGCGCGCGCCCGGCCGCTTTAACCGAATCCCGGCGCCGGCCCTGGACGATCCCGAGTGCGTAGGCAAACCCTTTGCCACGGCTGGCGGCTTCCTGCGCGGCTGATGCGAACTCCGCGACATCGACATCCACCACGTCGATCAGCTCCAGCAGCACGGCATGGCTCGGGTTCACGTCCCGCACGCCGGCAGCCTTCATCGCCCAGCACACCCGGCCTGCAATCGACGGCGCGTACAGGGGTTGACGCGGATCGGCCTCGCGCACGCGCGGTAGCGGTGGAGCTTGGGAAAGAGTGTCTACGGAGTCTTCTTGGTTCTTGGTTCTTGGTTCTTGGTTAGCATTGGGGACTGATTCGCCCCCGCTATGGGGTGGGCATAGGGGGGGTATCGGACCGGGTATTTCCCCACCCTTCAGCGGGTCTTCGCCCGGCCCACCGGCGGAGCCAGCGGGCGGCGGATTGGCGGACTTCTTCCCCCAGCGCTTCTCCGCGCCCTTCTTCCCACCGGCCTTCATGGACCGGTACTTGTCAATCTCGATGTCTGCGCGGCGGTTGCGCCACATCGTGGGCAGCGCGCCCTGTGCATTCGGATGCTCCTCAAAAAACTCGGTCAGCACGCGCGCGACGATCTCCTCGTACTCGCGCATCCGGATCATGCGCGCCAGTTGCTCGGCACTACCCACCAGCGCAGCCTCGCGCTGGTAGTACAGATCCAGCAGGCGCCGGTACGCGATGTCCTCCAGCGGATCCAGGTGTGCGGTGTGAGCAACGTAGTCGCCCAGGTGAAACGGGTAGAAATTCACACCAGCGACCCTCCGAACATGGATTCAATCGGGGCAGGCGTCGTCTCGGTTGCCCGCCCCTTGCTGGCAACTAGAACCAGATGCCGATCACCAGCGCGATCAATTCGATGATGCTCATCGCCATTGCTCCCAAAGTTGCAGGCCGGCGGCGCCGCCCGCTGCGCGGTGACAGTCATGTCGCCCCTCCTTCGCAGATCAGCGACCGCCACTTGAAGCTGACCGTTGCGTGCCCGAAGCGGCGCTGATACGTCTCCGTCTTCGACTTCTCGATCAGCTTTGCGCGGCGGGCGCGCTGATACACCGCACCCCACGCGCGCAGATCGTGCGGCTGAGGCTGGCCCTCAATAGCCATTGCATCGGTCACGTCTTCCGGCGTGAACAGTGCGTTGCGTACGGCGTACCGCCTCAAGAACTCAAACGCCAATTCCGTCCAGGCCGCGCCTGCCTTGTCGGCAACCGACTCGATCGCGGCATCGCGCTCGACGCGCGCTCGATCAACGGTTGAGCGCCGCGGCGTGTTGCGCGGCGCCGGCAGGTACAGCGCAAGCTGGCTATCCATTGGCTCCATCCTTCTTGATTCGGTACTTGAAGTACCTGGCGTTGCGGCCGCGGTCAGGCACGGCATCGACCATCCCCTGCTGGCGCAGGAACGCCAGCGCCCAATCCACCGCCACCTTCGAGCGGCCCACGCCGGCCACGATCTGCCAGTGCGGGTGCAATGTGTGCGGGCGCTCGCGCAGAAACACCAGAACAAGCTGCGTCGTGCTGCCGTCCCGGATCACGCCGGGCGGCCGGGGGTTGAACTGCTGGCGCGCGGGCTGCGCGGCCTGGACGCTTTCTGCTTGCGCCACCAGCCACGCGATCCCGCCGCTCATCGGTCATTCCTCGGAGCAACATCCAATCGACTCCAGGCCAGCGGGTCGTTCACACTGCGCAGCATGGACATCTCGCCCCAGATCGCGCGCTCCAACAGGAACCGCACCAGCTCCGCCTTCGGCACTGCCGCCACCGTGGCCAGCGCAATCACCGCCTCCTCCAGCTCCTCGGACACCGGCACGTCCAGCCGCCGGGTCAGCTTTCCGTCGGGCGATGTCCGTCCCGAGCGCGATAACATCGACTCACTCATATCGGGGCTTTCGGATGCACGACTGGGCGTGGCACCAATTCGCGCTGCTGGGCTGGATCGCGGCCTGCTTCTTCGCGGCCGGCGCGCGCAGCAAGGGCATCGCCCTCACCTGGCGCACCTGGGGCGAGATCGGGCAGGCCACGGCGATCGTCGTCGTCATGTTTGGGCTGCTGACCGAGGGACGGGGCTGCCGGTCAATTCCTACGGCCGAGGACGCGCCCGCCGCCTGTCCGGCCACCTCGCGCGACTGCTGAGGGCCGGCGCGGCGGCGGCACACGCTGCTCGCGCGCGTCGTCAGCCTCGAACCAATCCAGCAACGGCTGAGCGGTTGCCAGCGTCGGCATCGCCCCGCCGTGAATCCGGCTGATCGTTGACTGAGGCACGCCGGTATCGCGGCAGATTTCCATGTGCCGACCCTGGTACTCCTTGAGTCGGCGGCGCAGGTATTCGTGAATGGTCTCGTTCATGGCCGTCATTGTTATCCATAAACGGTTAATCGTCAATCCACAATTGGTTACCCGTATCCGGGAACATCAATGCCGGGCCGCAACGCCGGAGAACCTCATGAAACTCAGAGCTACGCTTGCCATCCGCCTACGCGCGCTGATGGACGATCGGATCGACCTGAACACGCAGACGAAAGTGGCCTCCCGCGCCGGCGTCGGCCAGGCGACCGTGCAGCGGATCCTCACCCAGCAGGCAGGCGCGACGGTTGATTCCGTAGATGCGCTGGCCGCGGCCTTCCGGGTTTCCCCGGTGGAGCTGCTACTCGATGACGGCGACGCGCAGCTACTGTCGGCCTGGGCGCGGCTCGATCCGGAAGACAAGGCCCGCGTGCTGCACTACATTGAGTTGTCGGCCACCGCCCCAAAGAGTCATGCTCCCGCCCCCAAGCGGCTGGACTTCGAGGAGCGCAAGCCGGTGCCGACGTTAATGGCTGCGGCAGCGGCGCGCGCATCTGCCCGGCGGCCGACGACCGACCCAACGCAGAACGCCACCGGCCATGAAAAAACGCACCAGCGCCCCCGCAAACGTCCGCGCGCTTGACGCGCTGACACCGCGCCCCCACCCCGATCGCATAGCCAGCATCCGGCACTGGCACATCGAGCAGGCCGCATCGGATCCGCCGATGGTCGCGGCCATTTACATTGCAGTAAGCGCCGATCTACAGGTGCGCACCAGCGCCGTCGCGGTTGAGCCGGAACACGCGCAGATCATCCTCGGCGCGCTCGATGCGGTGACTACGCGCCTGGCCGACATGACGGCCGATGCGTCGCGCTGCGCGCAGATCATCCCTATCGACCGTCGCTGAAACGCCACGCCCGCCCGTGGCGTTTTCGCACGCCCGAAAATATCCGTTGACGGATATTCATAAACGGTTTATTGTCCCGACTGTACTGATGACCATAGGAGAGCAGGAATGAGACTCGGATCAGAAACAGCCAGCGTGGTGAACAACCTGATGTCGCGCGGAGTCATCGGTGAGCCGGTGCCGGTGGTCGGCATGGGCGTGACGATGCTCGGCTGGACAGACCGTTACCCCGGCACGATCGTCAAGGTGTCGGAGCTGTGCGGGAAGCGGTGGAAGTACGAGATCGAAGTCACGCGAGACGACGACAAGGTGATCTCCGGCTCAATGATGGACGGCAGCGCGTCTTATGAGTTCACACCAAACCTAGTCGGCAAGCGGACGATGTTTCGCAAGAGCCTCAAAACCGGCATGTGGGTTGAGGGCTACATCAACAGCGAGACGTTGAAGTTCAACAAGTCCGGCGGCAAGGGGCTGCGGATCGGCGAGCGCGAACGCTACTTGGACCCGTCTTTCTAGGAGGTCAACATGATTCGCAATCTCACCGTCGTCGAGGTCTGCATCAGCGGGATGCGGGGCTTCCAGATCCGAGGCTTGATCCGCGCTTGCAGCGACAGCCTTTGGGAGCCGATCGCGCACGCCGCGGTGTTCCGCAGCGCCGAGCGTGCCGAGCGGTTCCTTCAGAAGAAGCGCGGCGCCGCACCGCTGAATTGGTCGGCCTGGGGTGTCCCGCAGGATCACGTCGTCAGCGACACCGACGCCTTCCAGCACTACGCCGCGCCGTTCAGTGTCATCTAACCGGAGGAGGTCAGCATGAGCACGCAGTACACACCTGGGCCGTGGGTCGCACGGCCGCAAGGCGACGCAAACGATTGGTGCTTGCTCACCGCCGATGACAAATGGATGGCAGCGTTCCGACAGAACGGCGAATTGATGGTTGCCAGACAGGAAGCCAACGCCCGCCTGATCGCCGCCGCGCCGGAAATGTTGGAGGCGTTGCGTGGCTTGCTTGACCCGGCCACGAACGAAGATGGCGCGTGGTATCGGCAGGCGCGAGAAGCCGCCCGCGCCGCCCTCGCCAAAGCAACGGAGGCCGCATGACCGTCCGCACGCACCACGTCTACGGGACGCGCGAGGTTGTCATCACCGGCGACAACCGCGCCGAGGTCGATGCCGCGATCGACACGCTGATGGTCACGTACCCGCCGATCGCGTATGGAACTCACGCGAACATCAAAGAAACCACCCAGGTCGTCGCCACCGTCAAGTGGTACTCGGCCGACTGACCGCAACCGGAGCGCACCATGTACATGACCCGAGCTGAGAAGATCGAGATAGCCGTCCTGACCATCGCGTTCATTGTCGGATGCGTCGCGGTCGGCTGGCTTGTGATTGAAAACCTGTGCCGTTAAATATCCTTTTTCGGATACTCTGAACCCATGAACACCACCACCCGCCGCTTTCCACGAACGACCAATGAAGCCTTCCCCGGCAGCGCCAGATACGCCAACCCGATCGAGGCGCCCCCGCGCGGCGAGCGGCTGATCCGATCCGGCTGGGGCGTGATCGGCACCAGCGCGCTGTGCCTCTACGTCGTGGCCATGCTGGGCCGGTGGATGTTTCCCTGAGCCTGCGTTATCCGTTTTCGGTTGACACGCGATCCGAATACGGGTACGCTTCGTCTGTGGTCAGCAACTACATAGGAGGTCAGCGAATGAATGTCTTGATTCTCTCCAGCAGCCGCAGCGATCAGTACGCCAGCTTCGAGCTGGCTTGCGGCAATCAGAAGGCGCGCGTGAATTTCGGGCCGAACGGCGTCGGCGCTTTGTGCCTCAACGCCAGCAACCGCGCATGGGGTGGCCTCGGCCGCTCGTTCCCCGATGTCGCATCAGCCCTCGCCGCCTACAAGTCCTCGGCCATGCGCTCGATGATCCGCGCCGCCGCCGATCAACTTGTCTCCGACAACTCTGCCGCCAAGGAGGCGGCATGAACGCCCCCGCAATGTCAGCCAAAGCCGAGTCCCGCGCGATGGCCAATGCGTACCTGAACAACATCGGCGCGCCCGGCCTGACCCTCAAGGTTTGCGTCGATCGCGTGTACGGCCGCTACACGATCTACCCGGCCAACGAAACCGCCGAGCTGTTCGCGCAAATCGCCGGCACCAAGACCCTCACCAACAGCACCCTGGCGCTGGCCGAGCGCCTGGGCTTTCTGATCGAGCAGGTTCCGGCGGTGTCGCTGCCGGCCTCGTTCCGATCCGTTTAATCACCGCAAGGACACCATGAGCAACGTCACCACCACCAGCGGCGCCAAGGCGCCCGCCACCATCACCACCCTACTGGCCGACCGCCGCATCAAGGAGCAGATGGCGCTGGCCCTGCCCCGGCACATGACGGCCGACCGCCTCGCGCGCATTGCGCTGACCGAAGTGCGCAAATCGCCGGCACTCGCGTCGTGCGACCAGGCCAGTTTCCTCGGCGCGATCATGCAGTGCGCGCAGCTCGGGCTGGAGCCGGGCGGCGCCCTCGGCCACGCTTACCTGCTGCCGTTCGAGAACCGCAAGAAGGGAATCACCGAAGTCCAGTTCATCGTCGGCTACCGCGGCATGATCGACCTGGCGCGCCGCAGTGGGCAGATCCTCAGCATCGAAGCGCGCGCCGTCTATCAGGCCGATCGCTTTCACGTCGCCCTCGGCCTCAACCCCGATTTGCAGCACGAACCCAACTGGGAAGCGGAAGACCGCGGCCCGCTGCGCTTCGTCTACGCGGTCGCCAAGATGAAAGACGGCGGCACGCAGTTTGAGGTCATGTCGCGCGCCGAGATCGAGCGGGTGCGCGCCAAGAGCAAGGCCGGCAACAGCGGCCCCTGGGTCGATCACTTCGAGGAAATGGCCAAGAAGACCGTTATCCGGCGCGTCTTCAAGTACCTGCCGGTGTCGATCGAGCTGGCGACCGCGGTCGGCCTGGACGAGCAAGCGGAGGCCGGGCTGTCACAAGACAACCCGCTAACCATCGACAACGCGACCGGCGAAATCACCGGCGCGCCGCCGCCTGCGCAGCCGGACAAGTCGCTGCCGTCCGTGTCGGCCGAGCAATTCGCGGAGCGCCTGGATCTGGCGCGGTCGCAGATCAGCAACGGCGACATCACTGTCGAGGATCTGCGCGCCATGCTGGCCAGCCGGTTCTCTCTGTCCCCCGACCAGCTCGCGCAGATCGACGCGCTTGCCAAGTAAGGAGCGACCCGCCATGAAGATCCACAACGTCGTCCAAGGCTCGCCCGAGTGGCACGCACTGCGCGCCGCCCACTTCTGCGCGTCCGAGGCGCCCGCCATGATGGGCGTCTCTCCGTATCAGACGCGCACCGCGCTGCTGCAACAGAAGGCCACCGGCATCGCGCCGGAAATCGACGCTGCCACGCAGCGCCGATTCGATGGCGGCCACGCCACCGAACTGGAGTTTCGGGCCGTAGCCGAGTCGATCATCGGCGCCGAGCTGTACCCCGTCACCGGATCGGTCGAGATCGGCGGCATGAAACTGCTGGCGAGCTTCGACGGACTCACGCTCAACCGCAAAACCGGGTACGAACACAAGCTCTACAACGCCTCGACCGAACAGTTTATCCGCGAGAACGGCGAACCGCCGATGCACCACGTCTGGCAAATGGAGCAGCAGCTTCTTGTCAGCGGCGCCGAGCAGATTCTGTTCTGCAACACCGACGGGTCTAATGGCTCCACCTGCTACTACACGTCGCAGCCCGAGCGGCGCTTTGCGCTGCTGGCCGGCTGGGAGCGGTTTGCCCTCGACCTGGCCGCGTGGCAGCCGGAGCCGGTGGCGGAACCCGTCACCGCGTCGCCCGTCGAGGCGCTGCCAGCCGTCTCCGTGCGGATGGAGGGCGCGATCGCCGTCATCAGCAACCTGGATCTGTTCGGCGCGCACCTGCGCAGGTTTATTGACGGCCTGCCCGCGAAGCCCAGCACCGACCAGGAGTTTGCCGACGCCGAGCAAGCCTGCAAGGTTCTCCAGAAGGCGCAGGACGCGCTCGAACAAGCCGAGTCCGCGGCGCTGGCGCAGACCACCGACATCGAGGCGATGCGCCGCACCGTGGCCGACTACACCAACCTGGCGCGCACCACGCGGCTGGCACTCGAAAGGCTGGTCAAGGCACGCAAGGAGCAGATCCGCATCGAGATCGTGATCGAGGCGCAGGCCGCGCTGGCGTCGCACGTCCGCGCGCTGAACGAGCGGATCGGCGGGCAGGCCAGCGTGCGCGACACCCCGGCCGACTTCGCCGGCGCGATCAAGGGCAAGAAGACCGTCGCCAGCATCCGCGAGGCGGTCGGCATTGTGCTGATGCAAGCCAAGATCGCGGCCAGCGAGCAAGCCGATCGGATCGAGGCCAACATCAAGAGCCTGCGCGGCGAGGCGCACGACTGGACGTTCCTGTTCCCCGACCTGTACGCCGTCGCCAGCAAGTCGATCGAAGACTTCGCCAACCTGACAACCGCGCGCATTGCGCAGCACCAGGCCCGCGAGGAGCAGCGCCGCGCCGAGGAGCGCGAGCGGATCCGCGCCGAGGAAGAAGCCAAGGCGCGCCAGCGCATCGCAGCGGAAGAAGCGGCGCGGCTGGCTGCTGTCGCACCGCCGCCGGCCCCGGTCGAACCGCCGCCGCCCGTCCGGGTTGCGCCGCTGCCGGCCGTCGCCGCAGTCGAGGCAACCGTCACGCCGTCGGCCGAGCCGCCGACGCTGACCCTGGGCGCCATCAGCGACTGCCTGGGCTTCACGGTGCCGTCCTCGTTGCTGGCCGACCTGGGCTTTCCGTTCGTGCAGGTTCGCGCGGCCAAGTGCTACCGGCCCAGCGACTTTCCCGCTATCTGCTGGGCGCTGCGCGCGCACATCAACCGTTGCTCCGAGGCGTGGGGCAATCAGGCGCGCGCAGCGTAGTCCGGCCCCACCCAACCACCCCACCCCCGGAGAAACCGATGTCCACCCGACCGTTTACCGACACGCTGCGCGAGCTGCGGCAAGGCGTCTGCCTCGACGAGCAGAGCGTGAACATGCAGACCCTCGTCCAGCAGGTTCAGGCCACCAACAAGGCCGGCCGACTGACCATCACGATCGACGTGAAACCGGCTGACCGCATCAACGGCGCCGTCGTCATCACCGACGACGTGAAGGTCAAGCTGCCCGAGATCAAGAGCGACGGCACGCTCATGTGGCCGACGCCGGAGGGCAACCTCGAACGCAACAACCCGCGGCAGAAGGATCTGCCGGGGATCACCTTGGCAACCCCCACCGCAAGGGAGAACGCAGCATGAACACCCCTAACCAGCCGATCACCGCCATGCAGTCACCGAAAGACGCAGAAAACGCCATCGTGCGCGACCTGGCGCAACTGGCGGTCACGCCGAAGGCCAACCCGCACCCGGACGGATTGCCGTTTGTCATCGTTCCGCAGGGCCATGCGATTGCGCCGGTGCCGATTGGCCACATACCGAATCGCCATCGTGGAACGGTGAAGTTGCGCGACGCCCTGAGTTTTGTGGCCTACGTCAATCGCTATGGCTGTGGCACATCAACAATTTACGCAACGATGGATCCGGCGCGGTTCGTTGCCGTCCTCAATGACCACGACTCAGAACAGGGAGTGGCTGGCTGGCGCGACTGGCGCGCCGACTTCACGCTGCCGGCCTCGCGTGAGTGGCAGACGTGGACGAAGGGCGACCGCAGAGACGTGGGCCAGATCGCGTTTGCCGAGTTCATCGAGGACAACCTGCCAGACATCGTGAGTCCGAGCGGTGACGCCCTCATGAAGATGGTGCTGAACTTCGAGGCGACCAAGGCGTCCGCGTTTAAGGGCGTCCACCGACTGCAAGACGGCAGCGCGCAAGTGCAGTGGGTGGATGAAGTCAAGGGCAACGGCTCCACGACCATCCCGGCCTCGATCGCACTCAGCATCCCGGTGTTCGAGAACGGCGAGAACTACAACGTCGATGCTCGATTCCGGTATCGCATCAGCGACGGCAAGCTGACGATGCGGTACGAGCTGGTGCGTCCTCACAAGGTTCTCGAAAGCGCGTTCCGGGAAGTGTGGGACGCGATCGCCAAGGGCGTCTGTATGACGCCGCTGCTTGGTACGCCGGAGTAACGGATAGACAGCACGCGAGGGCACCATGAACCAATCTATCGAGCAACAGATCAACGAGCGGGCCAGCGTTGGGCCGTTTGTGACGCAGGCCGACATTGAGGCGGCGATCACCAGCGAGCACTACTTTACGGCCCAGGACGGCCGCAACGGGGCCATGTATGCCGGCGTCTACGCCGGCCGGGAGGCGCCGCAGCACTGCGATGCTGACCTGTTGCCGCTTGGCCTGCTGACGTTCTGCGTCTTGGTGTTGCGCAACGGCTTCACCGTCACGGGCGAGAGCGCGTGCGTCAGCCCGGAAAACTTCGACGCCGAGATTGGCCGCAAGGTCGCGCGGCAGGCTGCCGTGGCGAAGGTCTGGCCGCTGCTCGGCTACGCGCTGCGGTCGCGCCTGCACGACGGAGCAACGCTCGAATGAACACCGGCGGCGGGAATTTCGAGGTGCTGCCAGTCGGCACCCAGCGCAGGCTGGCCGAGCTAGAGCAAGAGGTCGAGCGGCTGCGGGCGCAGCAGGCTGAACTGCTGGAGGCGTTAGAACGCATCAGCGGATTCACGCTGTCGCAATTCATGGGGCCAAATGACATGGCGCTGGAATGCGTAGACGTAGCCCGCGCCGCCGTCGCCAAGCGGAGGGCCAGCGATGAGTGACACCATCACCATGCCGCGAGCAGTCGTGCAGCAGGCGCTGTCGGACATCTGTGCCGCAAGACTCTGCGAGGTCAACTCAATGAGCAGCAGGCAGGAAATGCTGCGTCTTATGATTCGAGCAACCGACAACCTCCGCGCCGCGCTGGAGCAGCAGGCCGAGCCGGTGCAGACCGAGCCTGCTGGCTACAGGAAAATCCTCGGTCAGATCCCCGCCGAGGAGACTGACGAGAAGTTCTTGGAGGAGGTCGAGGCAACAAACGCCGCACCGGCACTCCGAGAGTGGCAGGGGCTGACGGATCAAGAACGCCGAGACATTGAGGACGGCTGCGAAACGTTTATCGGCCTCAATGTTTTTGAGGATATCGAGGCGGCGCTGAAGAAGAAGAACTTGGAGCGCCAGCGATGACCGAGCGCCTGACCAAACACCGCGCCGCCTGGGCCATCAAGCTGATCGACGCGCAGCAGCCGCTGCCAGGAATCAAGGCGCGCAAGGCCGTCACCGTCTTCCGCCAGACCGTGGTCGACTCCTTGTCGCAGCCGATGCTGTTCCCGACCCGCAAGAAGGCCCGGACGCACCGCGACAGCATCCGCCGCTCGTTCTATGGCGCTGGCTTCCGGCCGGTTGTCGTGCCGGTGCGCGCGACCGTCGAGGAAGTGCCGACCCTGTTCGCCGCGACGCAGGAGCCGTGACGTGCGAATGAAGGATCTACCCGGCCGGAAAGTCAGTCTCTGCTGGGACGAGGAGGACACCAATCCGGCGGCGTCCGAAGATGTGAAGGGGATCATCCTGGCGCGAATCAAGGATCACCCGAACGGCATCACGACCGAGGATTTGGCGCCGCTGGTTGGCCTGACTCCACGGCAGCTACAGACACCGCTGACAACGCTCAGCGAACGAAAGTTGATCCGCATCGCGGACAAACTGCCGCCGAAGGCCGGCCGCAGCGGCAAGCCGAGAAACTTGTGGGCACTTGTACGAAAGGATTGACATGACGATCATGACCGGCGTTTTCCGGCTCGGCCACAGCGCCGAAGTGCGCTATCTCCCGAGCGGCGATCCCGTCGCAACGCTCAGCCTGGCCTACAACTACGGCAAGAAGGGCGAAGACGGTAAGCGGCCGACGCAGTGGGTCGAGGCAGGCTTGTGGGGCAGCCGCGCCGAGACGCTGGCGCCCATGCTGCCGCGCGGCCGCGCGATCTACGTCGTGCTGGAAGACGTGCGTATCGACACCTGGACGAAGAAGGACGGGACGATCGGGCACAAGCTGGTCGGCCGCGTCGCGTCGCTGGAACTGGTCGGCCCGGCGCCCGAGGGCGACAGCAAACCGGCAGAAGGCGGTGCGCCCACCCCGGCACGCGCCCCCGCGCGCACATCGAGCCGGCCGGCCGCGGCTGCCAGCATGGGGGATCTGGACGATGACATCCCGTTTTAACCGGCGTGTTAGGCGTCACTGCACGCCACAGGAGAAAAGATGGCAAAACTGAAAACCGTTGGTGACTACATCCGCGCACTGAGCGCTTTCCCGGAAGACTGGCCGGTGAAAGTAGCGACGCCGGCCGGCGGTGGCGTTGCCATTGAACACCGAGAGATTGGCTGGATGCCTGTGGTCGCCATCTTTGGCAGCAACGGCGGCCGGTTTGGCGAGAACCCGCTGACAGATGAAGAGTACGAGAAGCAGTCCGCGCTGTTCGTGGGGCTGCGGCAACAGGGCTACGAATACACATCCATTCACGGCGACCATCGCCTATACCGGCGCGGTGGCGTGAACGACACATGCTACGGCCGACACTTCGACCGACGCATCGTTGAGCGCATGGTGGTCGAGGGGCTGATACATGCGAACGAAGTGGACATTGAGCGAGTGCGCCTCTGTGACGCCTAACGTGAAGATCATCGGCGCGCGTAGCGCGTCCGATGCAGCGCCCAGTTAGGCGCGGAGGTGGCGATGCGATTCACGGCAAGAGCACGACTTGATACATGGGCGCACGCAAGCCGTGCGCAGACTGACGAGGTGACTTATGGTTTGCGAATGGAACCTGCTGCACATACTGCTGGCCTTGGCAACAGTGCCGGTAGTGATGGCGCTGGGAGTGCTGACGTGGATGTTGTGGAACATGCTGCGCGGGAACGGAGGATGGAAATGAGCGCATGGCACGACGAGAACCGTTGGTATGTGCGATTGATGAAGCTCGCGCACGAACTGGCGAAGGACGGCAGGGGCGAGGAAGCGCAATACGTGCGCGATGCCGCGACGCATGCCATGAATTACCGTTGGCTGCGCGACCACAGCAGTCCGGAGCGCAGCACCTACTACCTGTGTAGTGACCGGACGCAGGCGCGATTCGACGATCCGGGCGCGGTTGATAGGCATGTGCAAAACGACGTTGCCAATCACGAAGCGAAGAATCGCGCTACAAGTGCCTAACGCCCAGGTAAGCGGCGCCGGCACGGCATCCGCTTGACCACATAGTTGTGCCACACCACCGAGGATGCGAAGGAAGATGGGACTGAGTGCACACCAAAGCGCGCGCATGAAGAACGACGAGTGGCTGACGCCGCCGCATGTGCTGCAAGCGCTTGGCCCGTTCGATCTGGATCCGTGCGCGCCGGCTGTGCGGCCCTGGCCGATGGCCGCCACGCACTACACCGCCGCCGACAACGGGCTGGCGAAGCCCTGGACAGGCCGCGTGTGGTTGAACCCGCCATACGGGCAGGAGACAGCCAAGTGGATGGAGCGCATGGCCGACCACAGCAACGGCGTGGCGCTGATCTTCGCGCGCACCGAGACGGCAATTTTCTTCCCGTGGGTGTGGGAGCGCGCGACGGCCTGGCTGTTCCTGAAAGGCCGGCTGCACTTTCACTTTGTCGACGGCCGCCGCGCCGCCGCGAATTCTGGCGCCCCAAGCGTGCTGGTGGCCTATGGCGAAGCCAACGCCAAAGCGCTGGCGTGTTCAGGGCTGGCTGGCAAGATGCTGCACAACTTGATTCAGACCGCACCGCTCACCGAATAATCCACCTCGAAAACCGTGAAACCCGCTGAACGACAACTGCTGACGCTGCTGACGCTGCGCGACGCCGCGGCGCAGCTCGGCGTGTCGATGAAGACCATCGAGCGCGAGATCGCCGCCGGCCGACTTGCTATTGTTCCGATTCGATCGTGCCGGCGCATCCGCCCGAGCGAGATCGAGCGATACATTTCGGAGCAGGAGTTCCGCCAGTGTCGATCAGAAAGCACGGCAACCGCTGGCAAGTCCGCCTCCGCCTGGGAAGCGGCCGACGCATTGAGCGCAGCCTTCCGGTCGGTGCAACCCGCGCCGACGCGCAGGCGCTCGAAACTCGCATCAAGCACCAGCTCCTCACGTCTGCGACTGGTGCCCTAGCGCAGCACACGATCGACGACGCGCTCGACCGCTGGATCGAGACGGGCGCCAAAGCCCTGAAATCCTGGGAGCGCGATCTGCGCTACCGCATCGGCATCCTGCGCGAGTACACCGCCGGCCGGCCGCTGGCGGATCTGCCGGATGTCGCTGACCGCATCAAGGCGGCTGGCCAGACGAACGGCCTGACGCCGGCGGCGATCAACCGCTACGTTGCCCTCCTCCGCCGCGTCGGCAACCTGGCCGAACGCTGGGGATGGACGGACGCACCGCTCGGCCGGCGCGTGATCCTGTTGCCGGAGAACAGCCAGCGGCACGTCTACCTGACTGCCGACCAGGTGCGGGCGCTCCAGGCTGCCACGGATCCGCTGACCGCCGACATGATCGCCTTCGCCGTCCTGACCGGCTTGCGCCGATCCGAGTTACTGCGCCTGCAACCGGATCAGCTTCGCGGCCGGGTGCTGGCGCTGGACGCCAACACCAAGAGCGGCCGGCCGCGCGGATTGCCGCTGCCGCCCGAGGCCGCGGCGATCGCCCGCAAGCGGCTGCCGTGGGGCGTCGAATACTGGGAGCTGCGCAAGCGGTTTGATGCCGCCCGGCTGGCCGCTGGCCTGCCGCACGTCCGCTGGCACGATCTGAGGCACACCTACGCGAGCTGGCTGGCCCAGCGCGGCCAGGCGCTGACCGCAATCCGCGATCTGATGGGGCACTCGTCGCTGGCTGTGACCAACCGCTACGCCCACCTGTCGCCCGCGCACCTGCGCGGCGCCGTGTCCACGCTACCGCGGCTGGCTGGGGTCAGGGTGGGGACAAAGCGCGGGGCGGGAAAACGAGCCGCGTAGGCCCGTTTTCCCTATGGCGGAGGCGGTGAGATTCGAACTCACGGACGGTTGCCCGTCGCCGGTTTTCAAG